TCTAAGCCACACCACGATCGTCTCGGCACCGGTGAGATCGGACGCCATGTCCGTGTCATCAAGGATTCCGATGGTCACAACGTTGTCGGCCAGTGACAGGATCTCGGCGCGACCGGTGGTCTCACCGATCGTGCCGGTGACGCCAGACAGAAACGAGACGTCCTCGGACTCGCCTAGAGAATCGGTGAACGATGTATCAAACGTGAACACGTAGACGCCGGTGCCAGTCCTCTCGGCATCTGGAGTCTGCTCGCTTCCGCTGCCCCACACGCTCGTGAAGTACGAGATGGTCGGGTCACCAGACGGCACCGGTGAGAAGTGGATGATGGCGCGCGTTGCAGTGCGCGTCATCTGGGCCACGTCCTCGAGGAGGCGATTCAGAGAGGCCGCGGAGACCTGAGTCTGCGGGTTAGAGATGGGCTTGGCGTCAACTCGGACGCCACCGAAATCGTCGATGTCTCGGCTAAGCATTAGATCTGTCGCCTAAAGGAAAGGTGCTTTAGCACCAGAATCCGAGGCGGGTCAGCCGTGGTAGCTGGCAAGCTCGGCGATGTGAGAGGTGTGGTCGTGCCGGTCGCGTATCTCGCCGCGTACTCGAGATTCAGGATCTCGGCGTGTGCTCCGGTGACGCCAGCGATCTGAAGCGTGGTGAGCGCAGCGGGCTTGTCCGTGTCCGGAGACGGCTGTCGCCTTCCGCGCGGGAGGATGTTTGCGTTGTCGGTCTTCTCGCCTGGACCAAGCGTGGCAATCTGATCGGCGAAGTCCGTTGCGTACTCGGTCAGGCTGAGCGCGCCGGCGGATACATATGCGCCTATCTGAACTGCAGTCAGCGGCGAGCTCACCGCGGGGTCTGGCGTGACAACGTACGCGCCAGTGGATCCGGCAACGGACTGGACGGTGAATTCCAGCATCTCGCCGCCAACCGGATCCCAGATTCCGAATCGCTTTCCAGCAACAGGAGGATCCGAGCTGGTGGAGTTGACGGTGACTGTGGTACCGCTCTTGTTGGTGACCTTCGCCAGCGTGCCGTCGTTGGTGCTGGGCCACGGTGAGGCATCGCGCCATCCGCCGCCAGAGCCGCCGGCGGTAAGCGGAAGGGGCAACGTCATATTTAGGATGACGTCCACTTCCTGCGGTGAGACGCTGGTGGTGTTGAGGTCTACGATGCCTGGGAACTCGGCGCGCACAGCATCGTCGACCACGCCAACCGTGGTGGGTGACAGAGTGCGATCCCCGCCGGCCGCTGTAACGGCAACGTCGTAGCTACCTGGACCACGGACAGACGCGTAGACGAAGGCTTGCTCCACACCCGCGCTGGCGTCCTCGGCGAACTGCGCAACCTGTGCTGCGGTGCCGCCGAGTGCCGGAGTAGATAGGCGGCGGATGAGCCGATCCCTTAGCGTCTCGTCGTCGTCCTCCTCCTCGCCGCCGTCAATCTCACCAGAGTCTACGGTGGCCGTTGGCTGGAGACCGCCAACGGCCGAGCTTTCCCACTGGAGAATAGTGTCGGCATCCTGGTTGGTAGCCTCTCCGGTGCCGATCGCGATGATCTCAACCAGGTCGCCATCATCAACCGTGTTGGCCGTGATGGTCTGGTACCGCTCACCGTTGGGAGCGCTGAGCGCGTACTCGGCTGGGATTGTGACGGAGCCGGTTGACGAGATCTCAACGAAGCCGGACGCCTTAGAGGCCGCGCGCCTCGAGACGCCGTATACGGCGCAGATGTCCTCAAGTGCGTCCCCCGTAGCCGTACGCGGGGACAGGTTGGCGAGGGACAGTTTGTTGTTCTGGAATGAGATCGACGCCCGCGCTGCATATGCCTTCGCGCGGATCCAGTGATCGCTACCCTCGTCAACATTGGCAACGAGTCCGCGCTGCTCGTACGCATAGCGGATGTCGTCCAGTACCTGGTCAAGGCACTCCTGAGGCGTCGGATACAGTACGCCGTCAACTGCGGGTAGCGTCACAGCTGCACCGTGTGGCTAAGCGAAGTAGTCAAGTCCTTAAACCTAAGTGTGATTCCGGTTGTGCCGGCGCCGGTGCGGGACGCTTCGAGTTCATCGATCCGAATGGCTGGCGTCTTCCCGCTGGTGAGAATCGATAGAGCTTTGCGGATGCGGTCCTTGGCGGACGCCATCGCCTGGGGCGTAATCAGCGGGTCTGGTGTGCCGCCCGCAAACGCCACGAGGAGCAGGACACGCTGGGCAATCGGCGGCATCGCATCGAATCCACCGGCGGAATTCGTGATATAGGTGCCTGTGGAGAACTGGATTCCACGGCTATCAGAAAGCTCCGGGCGGTCTGGCGCCGGAATCGATGACGGCGTGGAGTATGGACCCTTCGTGTAAGGCACGCGTTGACAGTCTCTGTGGGGTGATTAGCCTGCGCGGAATGAGGACTCTGTTTGCTGTGATCGCGATTGCGCTTTGCGCCTGCGGTGGCGCCACTGACGATTCCACCGAAGGCGGAACTGGTGGCGGTGGTGCCGGCGGTGATGGTGCTGGCGGCTCAGGCGAGATCGTCACTCCGCACATCCCGCCGCCTGTCAAGCCAGATGTAGGTCCATGTGGCGTGGTCCCGAACGCCGATTACTGTGCGTGCGCACTGGAGTGCCCAGATCCGGTGGTGGTGAGCCACGGCGTCGTGTCTGGATCGCCTGATTGCTGGAGCAAGACGTGCGGTCATGGCGTCTGTGGCATCGTTGCCATGCCGCCTGGCTTCCCGTGCTCTGAGGGCGTCTGCAACGGGAATGGCTTGTGTGTGGACAAGCTGCCGGAGTAGGCGGTAGCATGCTTCTCATGGAGCCTGAGGAGCTGCGCGCCGAGGATGTGGTCGAGGTGGTCGAGCCGAAGCCCAGACCGAGCCCAGCCGTGGTAGTTCGGCTCGCTGTCGGCGTGGCGCTGGCGATCGGCTTCCTGGCGCTCTACGAGCACATGTCGTGCAAGTGCTTCACCCGCAACGACGGCGCCTACGTGTGTGTCGTTGTCTACCCCTAGTCCAGCGGACAGAAGAGGCTTGGTAGCGCCGGTAGGCTCGGCAGCGTCAGCCCTGGCAGCGATGGGATTGCCAGGGACAGGCTCAGAGACGGCAATCCTGGGAGGCTCGGCAGGCTCGGGAGACTCGGCAGAGACGGCAGGGAGAGCCCTGGGAGCGCCGGAAGTGCCAGGCTGATGTCGAGCGCTGGCAGCCCTGGAAGGCTCGGGAGAGGTGGTAGAGACGGCAAGGATGGCAGGCTGAGCCCTGGCAGTGCCGGGAGCGCCAAGGACAGGCTCAGCGCAGGGAATGCACAATTGCTCAAGGCGGCGGGTTGATGCTGATCTTGACGACCGTCGACGGAGTACCTGGCGGTGTACCGACCAGTACTGGGAGCGCTGTAGTGACATCACCAGCGACGAATCCACCGTTGATTGTCACGTTGCCGTTGAGCACGATGCCGCCATCATTGATCTCGATGTACGCGTCTCCGGCCTTGTTCTTCAACACAAGGCTCCCGCTCGTAGTCATCAGGATCGAGTGCCCCTCACCGTGCACGATCGAGATGGACTCATTGCCCGACTCTGTGTTGAGCGCGATCAGGTGCGCCTTGCCTGGCACGTCAGACGAGTAGGCGTACGGGGAGTAGATCGAGATAGTTCCGTTCTCTCCGTCGAGCGTGACGAAGCTGTTTGACGTGCCGCTAGAGAAGATAGCGACGCCACCTGGCTTCAGATCCCCGACCTTCTCTACGCGCCTATTGTCCCTGGTCGCGAGCACGCGACGCTGGTCCCCATCCTGGAGCCACAGTGCCATAGCGGCACCACCAGACCCAGGGTCAGCCGGTCTAGAGGCGAAGCCAGCCTGACTCCACATCGGCGAGGCGGCACCGATCCCAAGGTCCTCGCTCGTCCCCTGGTAGAAACCCAGGTTGAGCCGCACCTCTCCACCGTCCACGCTCGAGCCGAGGACGTCTGAGATGCCGGTAGTGTGGTCGGCGAATTTGATCATGCGTCTGGCAAGGTCGCGTCCAGCAAGTTCACCAGCTGGATCGCGCCATCAGAGAGGCGCTGGACGTAGAGAGTCACGTACTTGAGGGCCTGGATGAGCTGCGCCGAGCTGACTGGATCGGTGGCCAGCGTCAACCCAAGTTCGGTCACTGCAAGCGCCGTCAGCCCGATCGTAAACGTCCCGCTCTTGCCGCTCTTCCTGATGATAGACAGGTACTGAGCATCCGGATCGTCGGTCCTCTGGCTGAGGTACGCGTGGTACGCGAGTGCACCGGACGCGCTGCCGTCAACGGATACATCAATCGGAAACGCCGTGATTGGCTCAGCGATGCCAGAGAAGCCGCCGTCGAATCCGCCGGCCCTCACGTCATCGATCGGCCACCCCTCCACGCCGTCTGGACCGATGTCCCCGAACGGGTTGAAGTGGTGACGAAACGCTGTCCAGCTATAGATAATCACGTCGGCACGTCGCCAAGCTGCAGACTATTGAGCGGGATCAGTTCCAAGCTGGTGATCTGCCCGCGTTGGCGGTCAGCCTTCAGCTCGCGGGACAGGATCCACATGTTCTCATCGAGTCCGATCGATCCGATGACCACGCGAGCCACAGTATCAATGCTCCACACGCGCCCTTCTCGTGAGACGAAGCCCGCAACCTCGCACTTGACGGTAAACGCGTCCTTCGCCTTCATGCCCAGGATCAGCTTGGCGAGCGATTGGGCTCGAGCCTTGTCCCGGATCTTCTTGTCCTTGAAGAACTTGGGCTTGTACGGCGCGATGCTGTCGTCCGAAGAGTAGGTGTGCCGCCCGTCCTCGAGTGTGGTGAGCGGCACCTTGCCGTATGGCGCCGTCGTTGGACGAAAGCCGCTCTTGCCAACCCTGGCGATCGGCTGCGAAGTCTGGGTCTGGTCGCCGGAGTCCTTCGCCACACCGCGCACCACGCACTCGCTGTGCTGATTCTTGTTGGTGTCGCGGATCTCGATCCCATCGAGCATGTGATCGCCGCGGTGCGTGTTCAGGAAATCGTGCACCAGCGTGTACGCCGCATCCTGGTCGTATCGTGGGCGCACCAACAGAAGTCGTCCGGCCACGTCCACGCGCAGGATGAGACCCAGGCGGTTGACGATGCGATCGACAACGCCGTACGCCGTCTCCCCCTCCTGGACCTGGCAGTCCTGGTGCTTAAGCGCCTCGACGAAGAGCTTCCCGCCGGTGTGCTTGAGCGCCTTGCCCATCCGCGCAGGAACGTCATCCTCTGCGTTGATGAACACCTCCTCGAAGCCGAATGGGCGCATGATGTCCAGGACCACGGCCGAGATGGGCGTGTCAGTCTTGCTGGAGAAGGCATAGTCCGGGTTTGCGCTTGCCTCGTACGGGGTGGCCAGCACAGACTGGCACTCCACGTCAAACGAGACGCCGTTGCGATCGATCCGGCGCGTCACCGACTGGATCAGATTCACGCCCTGCGGCGCACCGTTCACGATGACAGATACCAGCGAGCCCTTGACCAGCCTGGCGTTGTAACTCTCGATCAGCTCGCGCGGCGGACGGGCCGTCAGGGAGGCGTCACCGAGTGGGTCCGTGAAAGTGTCCCTTAAGGACACAGATTCCCACGCTCTCAGGATCTCGCCGCCCGAGAACCTGAGCTCAACCGGAACACTCACGGCCCCGGCTTCCTGAGCGGGGAACTGACGCTTACTCCGCCGGAGTACACGGTAACGCGCGAGCCCTTCGGAACGCTCGGGGAGCTAACGAGGGACAGGTTGAGCCCAACAATCTCGTCAACCGTGTTACCGGCGTCTCGCGCAATCTGATCGAGCGTTGTTTCGGCTGTGGTCACGATGACGCGAGTGGCGCGATTCACCGAAACCACCTCAGCAGCCATCGCACGGAGCGCGTTCCACAGCGCCACGAGGTTCCCGTGCAGGGCCCAAGTGGTGTGGTCGTTCAGCCTGTCAATGGTCTTGATGAGCCCGGACACGGTGCCCATCGCCTGGTTAATCAGCCCCTGAGCGCTGAGCGTTGCCGAAAAGGCGAGCCCATCGATCTGGTTGATCATGTCCGTGAGCGATGTGTTTGGCTTCCCGGTTGGATACGCGATACCAAGCTTCGCCATGTCCGAGTCTGCGCCCGCGGCAAGCGCCTTGGGCGAGATGTCCGGACCGAGAAACACGACACGCTCATCCAGGTTGTCGATCGTCTCCTCCCACACAACCTCGACAACCACACCGCCGCGGTTCTGCGCATTCAGCGCAACGTCCCACGTGAGTACCCTGGCTCTTACGCTGCCTAGATCGGGGTGGTCCAGGTCACCGGCGGAGCCGTCCTCGAGTGCGGCGCGGAAGTCGTTCCACTTCGTGGGGTACCAATCTCCTGGCTTGATAGTGTTGAGAAAGTGCAAGCGTGTCGGCTGAAACGCGTAAGCGTCCCTGCCTGTCCAATCGTGTCCAGCCGCGTCTATGTACGGGTATTGGCGCTTAGCCTGAGAGTGCGCGCCACGGTAGGACGCAGCTTCACATGGAGCCAAAAGCCCGCGCCACTTCAGCGGCGCGAGATCGCCAATTACGTTGCTCATCAGAGGTTGCCGGCTGTTGGTTGCCCAGCTGCGCTAATCGACTTTGCCGCAGCCAGAAGCGCCGAGGTGAATGCTCCGATCCCAGCCTGAGCCTTGGTAGTGTCGATCTCTGGCGCCTTTCCGCCACCGGCGTGAGCTGCTGTATCTCGCATCGATCCAACGCTGATGATGGCTCCAGATGCGGTCTCGATGTAGCCCTGACCTCGCTGGTTAGCGGCGTCCTTGGCCTGCTCCTCGGCGGCCTTCGCAGATACCACTCCCAACGTGGCGCCGACTGCTGCGCCTGGCTTCCCACCAATGGCTCCACCGACGGCAGCGCCAACTGCTGCACCCTTGATGACGCGCTTCCCGGCGCCACTGTCGCCCTCTTTTGGTTGATGTTCCACGTCTCCGAGGGCTCTGACTTGATACTCAAGCGCGGCCTTGCGGCGCAGCTCCTCTTCTGATGGCGGACCGATCCTGCCGTTCATGTCCGAGTTGAGCTTGTCCAGCTCGCGCTGCGCCTTGCGTTGCTCAGATCCCGGCGAGCGCTTGATTATGTCGGCTTCCTCAAGGAACTGGATCAGATCGCCGATGACGCCAACAAGGTCGGTGAAGATGTCGATCACCGGATCGAGCGCATCGATCAGCACTGGAAGCTTGCCGATGAGCGGGATCAACGCCGGCACAAGGTCCGTCGCAACCTTGGCTTGGAGTAGCTCCATCGCGGCGGTGACCCTCGATGAGTTGCTATCCTGTGCTCGAGCGGCGTCGCTCTCCACGTCTGACCAGTTGGCTACGGTCTGGATGTTTTCGTCCAGCACCTGCCTCAGCTTCGCCATGCCCGCGGCGGTCTTTTCGGCGTCGGTCCCCTTGGTGGCGCGGAACGTGTCAGAGAACGCGGCGTAAAGTGGGTTGATGGCTCGGATGCCCTGCTTACCAAACAACTTGGCGAGGCCAGCTTCCTTCGCAGCCAAGTCATTCCCGCCAGTCTTGGAGATGACATCTACCAGGATGTCCTTGATGTCGCGCTTGCCGCCCTCCTTTGTGTAGACGAGATCGCGCGGAGCCTTGGTAGTGAGGCCAGCGAAGACGTTCTGCAGGGCAGTGGAAGCCGCACGTGCGTTGCCGGTGCCTCGGAAAGCGATCTGGCTTAGCCCACCCAGCGTGGCCACTGCCTGCCCGCCCTTGCCGATGTTGAAGGCATTGGCCGCTGCCGAAAGGCGGGTGAACTGTGCGGCCGCGTCTTCAAGCTCGAAGGCGCCCTGCTTGCCCTGGTATGTCAGTACGGCTAGAGCCTGTTGGAAGTCCTTCAGCCCTTGGAAGTTGAAGTTTGTAGACAAGGCCGCGGTGGTGGCTGCGAGTGCCTTGGCATCTGTACCGGTGGCTGACTGCGCCTTCGCAAACGTCTCGGTTAGAGACATGCCAGTCTTCAGATCGCCGGTCTTCGACAGGTACTCCTGGACACCAGCGGCGATGTCGGCGGCGCGCGTCCCTGGGTTGGCGATAGCGGCGTTTTGGAACTGACGCTGCAGCTCGCGCGGATCTGCGTATTCCTGACCAGGTAGTCTGCCCTTGATCGAGATCTGGTTGGCCAGGTCGCCCAGCGCCAGAGAGTCTCTGACGGCGCTACCAACCGTGTCGAAGGCGCGCCGGCTCAGATCGGCGCCAACGGAGTAGAGTGCGCCTCCAACGCGTCCAGCGATCCGGCTCATCGTGCGGAGACGCTCGGCCTCCATGCGCCTTGTCGCTCGAGCCTCGGCCTTCTCCCTCTTCTCCGTCTCGCGCTGTGCGATCTGGGTCTTGCGGTGCTCCGCCGCCTCGTCAGCAGCCACTTGCTTGCGAAGGTTCCGCTCGTATGCGGCCGTAGCCCGTTCCTGGGCCCTCAGCTTGGCGTCAAACGCTGCGCCGGCTGCGCGCGAGGACTTGAGTGCGGCGGCGGCCTCGGCGTTCCTGATGGCCAGGAGGCGCCTTGCGATGGCGGTTTCCTGCGCCATCTCACGCGAAGCGGCCTTGGCACCGGATGCGGACGCCTGCCCGGACTTCGATACGGCAGCTGCAGTCTGCCTAGCCGCGGCGGTAACAGACGAGAAGGCTGCCTTGGTCTCGGAGAGGCCACTAGCCTGGAAAATGAATCGGACCGCAGCCACTACTTGCTCGCGATGCGTCCAGCCATGGCTTCAAGCGCCAGATCGATCCCGCGCTCGGCCATGTGTGCCTCTTCCTCGATGTGGCTGAGTCCCTTACGGACTACGTAACTCGCGTAGTCCTCGCCCATCTCCAGCTCAACGGACGCGCCATCGGCGCTCCTGGAATCAATGCGAGCTTGCGTAGACCGCTGGAGGTTGCCGGTCCTGTTGCGATACTCGTGCGATCGGCGCTCCTCGAGTGCAGCCACGTCAAGCACAGCCTTCATGACACGCGGCACACTTTGCAGCTCTGCACGCGCGAGTGCCTCCAGCTCGATCACCTCGCTGATGTCCACCTCAAACATCGGCGGTCTCCGGCTCTTCCGGCTTCGCCGCCAGCCTCGCCAGCTCGGCTCGAGCCTCTTGAAGCTTCAATGCGGTGAGCACGTACAGGTGGACCAGGTACGGGTGGGATAGTGGTGTCAGGAGGGTGTCCGGTACGTCTGTGCATGCGCCAACGGCTGCCATCGTGGCGAACGATTCAACGCGGGCATCGTCCAGATCGATGGGCACCGGACCATCCTTGGCCCGCACCTCGTTGACCATGCGCACGAGAACGGCGATCCGATCGGGGGTGAGGTCCTCGGACACAACATCCACGTTGGGCCACACTGGGAGCATTCCCTGCTCAGGATCGAGGCAGCACGCCGCAACGATCGCGGCGCTCTTGGCGTCCTCGAAGAACTCGTCCGCGTCCTCCGGCTTCTCGCCCCTCTCGAGCATGCGGGCCACGTACGCCCGCGCACTCTTCAGCGCCACGTCCTGCTCCTTCTTGGTGGCAACGCGGATGGCCACCTTGTGCACCTCACCGCCCAGCGCGGCGAATGCATCAACGGGGAACTCGTACGTCTTGCGCGGCTGAGCCTTGATGAGCTCGCCGAGTTTGGATCGTTCACTCATGCGGTGGAATACTTCTGTTCATGCAGTCTGCGAGCCGCCTCGACGCACATCAGGTGCCCGTCCAGTAGCTCGCGCGGTGCGCATCCGAAGTACCTCTCCGGTCTGTTGATGATCCGGATGTGCTTCCCGACGTTGATTGACTCGTAGCACCCGCCAAGCAGCTCCCTAGCCGTAGCGTTGCTCTCGTGGCTTGCGCCCTTCGTAAGCGTCTCCATCCAAGCTGCATATGCACACTCGGTACGGATCGGACAGATGCCGTCAAAGGCCGCCTGAAATGACGTGGCGAGTGCCGCAAACTCGTCTACCGTCAGATCGAGCACCTCGTCGGGGCCACCAAACACCAATAGCCCACCCGCGGTCAGCGAGTGGGCTATAACGGTTGCTAGCCCAACGTCGCCACCGGCTTCAATTGCCGTTGCGATAAGAGAGGCTGGCAGTGCTGTGGCGGCCAGGCTATGTTCGAGACCTCGAATCCGGTAGTCAACCGGTGCCGAGGGAGCTGGAAACGTGAGGAGCCTTCGGAAGAGTACTTCGGGAGCTACACCCTTGGGTGGGAGTACGTGGCGCAAGCGTTAGTCACTTGAACGGTGCGGCCTTGCAGATTGCTTTGAAAGAGAGCATCGTGTGGTCCGCCGCTCCCCACTTGAGAGACGGCGCCTGGAGGTATCCCTTCATGGTAACAGCCTTGCCGCTGCCACCAAACTGGACCTTCCAGCTCACCTCTTCGGTATCCAACCACTTCTTCACTGCATCGAACTCGAGCCCCGTTTGGGGGACGAATGAGTCGGTCGACAGAATGAAGTGCTTGGGCACAGGAGTGACACCGGCGAGCTCCTCAACCATGGTGTCAACGGGAAGCGGGTCGCCCTGCCCCTCAAGAGACCCGCCGCTGGCCATGCCAAGGACGGCGCCGTTCGCAAAAGCGAAAGCTCTATCGAAAATTGCCATCTAGGTAGGTCCTCAGTAAGCGGGTGAGGTCTCGTTGACCTTGACCTCGGTCTTGAGATTGTGCTCGACCGCGCGGAAGTCGACGCTGGCGCGGAGTGCGCCGGGCGAGTGCGTCACAACGATCGAGTCGCGCATCGCCTGCACGTCAGACGGCGATGGCGAAAGGATCGGCCCCTCGTAGAGACCCAGCGGCCTCGTAGCGGTGAGATCGTCGATCACGCTGTTGATAAGAGCCTTGAGTTGACCTGGCGTGCTCGTCTTGACCGGAGGTTTGGAGCCAGCGGGCGGATCATCCGCGAGGAATGGCTGCTTCTCGGCTTCCCACCTGGCGCGGAGCGTGTCCCACGCGAAGTGGATCGCGCTCGGGATATGCCCCTCGCTCGCGCGGTAGTCTTTCACTCCGGTAGACACCTCCGAGTAGGATGTAATCGAGCGAGGAAGGTAGACCTGACCGCGAGACGTGAACGCCAGCGCCGAGACGCCATTGCGGAGGTCAAGCTCCACCTCGGACGCGGTGGGACGGTCTGCCTTGTCGATCGGATCGGGAGGCCCGAGGATCGGAAGCGTGTCGCTCGAACGGAGACCGGCGAGGTTTGCAGCTGGGTGAGCGATCTCCTTGACGCGCTTAACAGCGCACCAGTGTGCCGCAATCATGCCTGCGCTCCACGGCGAGTTCTCGGCGTGCCAGAAGTACCCGAGCGTGGTGTTCGCGTCGGCGTCGGTGGCGACCGTGGTGCTCTGCGCTTGCGTACCAGTCAGACCGAAATGCATCTGACCGGCCTTGCCGTTGGCCGGCAGGTTCCAGGTCCGCATGTTGAGCAGCCCCTCACCAACGCCGTTATCCGTTGCGGTGGGCGCAGAAACGCTGAACTTCGGATTGACCTGGTAGTAGTACTCTCCCGAGTCCGCCGCCGCGTACACGTTGGTAAAGTCGTCGTCCGTGCCGGCTGCACTGGTCGAGCCGAGCGAGACGGAGATCCCGCAGCTAGCGGCGAACGTCACCCGAAGAGACTTGTTCAGGAGCGGATGGCAACGCGCACCGAGCTGCGCCATCGTGATCGTGACCACGTGGAGGTTGGGCGTGGTGCCTGCCGCCGCCGTGGCCTGCCACTCACCGCTGGACGCATTGTTGAACGCGAGAACGAATGCTGCAGCCATCGCTGCCGTGGTGGCTCCGTTGGCCACGGCAAACGATGCCTCCTCGCCCTGGAACTCGATCTTGCACGTGGTGGCCGCCGTGGTGACGTCAGTCTCAGCAGAGCCGAACGTCACGGTGCGGGTAACGGATCCGGTGCCCTCTGTGGCAACGCCGACGTAGACATTCGCGGTCTTGTCGATCGCGGTAAACATCTTGTAGAGCGCGAAGCCCTCGCTCCGCGCGCCAAGGCGTGCCTTGGCGTCCGTACGGTCAACGATCGGGTCTCCGATGACCTCAACCGTCTCGCTACCAGCGCTCGTCTTGTTGCAATAGATGAGGACGTCGCGCGTGGTGCCGCTCGAGCCGGGGCCCTGCGCAAAAGCAAACTCGCGCCAAATGCCGGGCGTACGCCCATTGGGATCAAGCCCAGTCAGTGCCATTTACTTTTCCGCCTTCTTGGGGGCCTTGGGCTCAGCCATCGGCTTCAGATCGACGCCCTTGCGGAGCGCATCCCAGACAGCAAGCCAGCGGAGGCGGTCCTTGCGATCGACGCTCCCACCATTTGGATCGATCGGGTGAACGGCTTCCTTCTTGGTGCCCGCAGGCCAGCCATCGGGCGGCGCGGGGATATTCAAGCGGCCGAGAAACTGGCCGTGATGAATAGGGTCCGGCATCAAAATTCCTTCAACGGCCATAAAGCGAAGCTGTGACATCGATTGGTGACTCCGTGGGATCGAGCCCACCTACAATTCTGAGCCGCGCAGAATGGTTACATTCGGCGAATGAAGCTTTGTAGCAAGAAGAGTGGCTGTGGGAGGTTGCTGGAGGAGAGCCAATTCGGATTAGACAAGAGGTCTGCCGACGGCCTCAGGCACAGCTGCATAGAGTGCCGCCGAATAGCCGGCAGGGCTCGCTACGACTCTAACCGCGAACAAATGAAGTCAGCTAATGCCGAGTATAGGCGCAACAACCTGGACAGGGTTAGGGACAAGGATCGCATGCGACATGTTCGCAGGAGATACGGCATTGAGTGGTCTCAGAAGGCTGAGCTTTATGATGCCCAGCATGGTGCTTGCCGAGTCTGCTGTTGTAGAATGGGCCTACGAGAATCATGCGTCGACCACGATCATGTCACTGGTAACGTGCGCGGCCTGCTTTGCAGATCGTGCAATATCGGAATCGGCCACCTTCGAGACGATGCAGACCTGTGCTACAGGGCCGCCTCATACCTTCGAGAACCACCGAAGATTGAGATCAAGGAAGGAAGCTAAGCCTGCGGGCTACGGGAGCTGCCCAGCAGCTCTAGGAATCCAATCGGTGCCATCGAAGTACGCGACGCACCACCACCGTTGACTAGCCGGCAAAACGAATACGTTGCCGCCGCCGGTGCCGTCGTTTGCCAACGTGTACGTGTTGGCCGTCTGATCGAGCCTTGTAATCTCGATCGTGTCGCCCTCGAGAGCGCCGTCTACGAGGAGCGTGGCCGTCCGATTGGTGCTGAGCGTTGCGGCAGGCAACACTCGCCACCCGTTGCCACCAACAGCCAAGTCTACGTTGGCGTCTGTGAGGTCAGCGCCTCGGTCAGGACAGCGGACCTCTTGCCACGTGCCGAGAATCCCGCCGTTCGCGTCGAGCGTCTTGAGATCGTCAGCATCGTCAGCGTTGAGCGGGATCCACTCGTAGAGCCTGGGACGGTCGAGCGGAATGGCGTATCGAGGAGTCGGCTGGCCGGGCTGATTCGCGAGCTGCGCAAGCGATAGGTAGACGGTGGGGGCACGCAGCGGATTCGCCATTCAGCAGGTGGATTCTGGGTGGTTATCTACGTGCGATGCCGACGTGTACGAAATGCGGAGTGGAGAAGGGACCGGGTGACTTTCACAGAGACTCTCGCAGGAATAATGGTCTCAGGGGTGAGTGCAAGGATTGCGTGTGCGTACGCGCTCGCGAGTACCGTCGCGCTAACCCAGACAAGTTTCTCGAGAGTCAGCAGAAGTACCGTGGCGCCAACCGCGACAAGATACGGGAGAGTAAACAGAGATGGTATCGCACTAACACAGACAGGATTCGCGCGCTTCAACAGAGGCGCAGATACGGCATCACACCAGAGATGTATGCCGAGATGATGCTTGCGCAGCGCGGTGTGTGTGCACTGTGCGGCGACGGGTTTGGTGATGCTCGCGGCGCCGGAGACTGTGTTGACCACAACCACAAGACTGGCGATGTGCGCGGCCTGGTGCACCGTGCGTGCAACCTCTTGATCGCCGGATACGAGATGCACGGCTATGGGAGCGTACTCGTCATCCCATACCTGGAGCGCTACGGTTCCTCTTCGGATCCGTCAGGTCCAGGAAGGTATCGCGTCATGAAGTCCACCGGCTCGTCCAGCCCCTCGCAAGCCCGGATATCGAGCTCCACATCGCCAGCGAATTCATCGCTCGAGTCCTGCTCCACTTGCTCCCAGACGCGAAATTGACCGCTTAGCGCCGGGTATCCGCGCGTTGGCGCGCCTTCGCCACTGCCACCGGCTCGAGCGCTTGCCTCAGGGATGCTTGCCTTCAGCTCGCCGCGCGTCCCGCCCATGTAGCGGAGGTCCACGATGTTGAGCTCATGGAGCAACCAGGAGTTGAGTGCGTCAGTGCCCAGAGAGAAGCTGGCATGACGCCACCTCTCACCAGCCTTGAAGAACACCGCGTCAACTGCGCCGAGGAGCCCGCGCCTTGCGTTCGCCGCGCCTGGGAAGTTCAGCTCCTCAAACAGATACATGACGCTGATGAGCCGCTCGCGGCAATCGTAGATCAGCGTCTCACGACCAAGTGCATGCTGGCTGCGACCGTCCCACCATACATACAAGGCGGGGAAGGGCGAGGCGTCGCCGTCGCCTCGGCCCCTCACGAAGTACGTGGACGGGTCCCACAGAAACGTGTTCGTGCTCGGCACCGCCTCTGCGCTCGTGCCGGAGAGGTTGGCGAGCTTCGTGTTAAGCGCATCGTTGAGATAGAACGCGAGGTACGCGGCGAGGCCGCTCACCACCGGATCGTCTATCTCGCTGTTTGCTACACCAGCCGGAATCGGTAGGGTGAGGCCACCAAGCTGAGAGGTCAAAACGGCATCCGTCTCTCGAGCGCCTCAAGAACGAGCATCATCTCGAAGCTTTCGGAGGTGTCTATCGACTTCAACGCGTATCGATTCGCCCCGTTGTTGCCGGTAACGATGTAGTAGTACTCGGTGCCAGCAACGTCGCTCGGTCGGAGCTGCGCGTAGCTGTACCCGCCAGCCGAGTGAGTGGGCGTGATCGGACCAACCAAAAGGATCTTGTCTCCGCCAATCTCCTTGGTCGGAGGATTCGGCTCGAGCACCAGATCGCTTACGGTAGGATCGCCGACCTGCACCTCTCCACCAGACCAGGTACGCGTGCGAATCGTGATCGAGTTTGGAGAGAACCCAAGGTCATCTACCAGCGTCCACGCGTCATCCACGATGGGCAGGATGTCGTCACTAAGCGTGGCCACTAGTAAACCTCGGTTCGGCTACCGCCTCCGCGCCGGCTCAGATTCGCCAGCCCAAGCACCGATGCCAATTCGTTACGCCAATGAGACTGGATGCTACGGAGGGACGACAGCACCGTGCCGCCTCCACTTCCGCCGTACCACTCGACGGCGCCACGACCGGCCGATTTTAGGCCCGCCGTCTTGCTCGCCGCGTTGATCTTGGATCGGCACTCGGCGAGATATCCAAGATACTCACGCACGATCGATTCTCCGCCCTCAACCGTGACCGGGTAGCTTGTCGCGTGGGCCTTGCTTAACAGCACAGTCATGGACGCGCCGCTCAGCTTCTCGATCGTCACGCGCTCCTGGCGATCGTCAACGTCGATTACAACGGTCGCGCCCGCAGAGAAGCCCGTTGCATCAGCTAGCGTGAGCACCACCGGCGTAGGCGTAGACGCCGCGGTAACGGACGTCGTGCTCGTGGTCGTTGCCCCGCTCGACATGTAGGGGACAATGACCTGCTCGAATAGGGCGGTGTGGGCGACAAAAGGGATGGCCCCGATTGTCAGGACGTTGTATCCGAGCTCCGCCTTGATGCGGTAGACCTCGCTATCCAGCAGGGCCACGGCTACTCCCGCGTGCGTTCGAAGCTGTACGAGATCTGATACGTGTCGCTCGCCTGCCCCGATGCGCCGGTCACCACAAGGCTACATCGCGCCCAGTTCCAACCGTAGACGGCCGAGCTCGCCTGCACAGTCGCAGCCCCGATGCCGAGCGCAACTGGCGTAGACGGGTCGTCTGGCGCCGCCGTGTACCAGGTGGACCGGTCCGCGGAGACTTCCCACTTGGGGAGGAGCCCAAGACCAGCGGTCACCACGCCGAGGGTGACAAGCGCGGACAAGGTGCCCGGCACAACGAGCGCGAGATGGACGATGTTGCCGTTCGCCTGAGACGATGCCGTCTGGCCGAGCAACGAAAGCTCTCCGGTGTCGCTGTAGTCTCTGGCTAGCTTCACCGGTTGTCCCGCTTCTGGAAGTTGTACGACACCTCGTACGTGTCCACGGCGTCTCCGTCGTTGCCCGCAACGAGGAGCGCGATCCGAGCCTGTGGCCAGCCGTACACCGCAGCCGGTGCGGGAAGTGACATCAGCGCATCCTGGAGGCTGCCAGCGTCCGTACCAACCTGGAACGAGCTGTCCGTGTCCACCATCGGCGGGATGAACACCAGGTCCACCCTGGAGAAGAGACCAGTCGTAGTCAGCGTCTCGTCACCATCGGCATCGGTGATGGTGAGATCCTCAGTTGCAGGATCGCCCGCCTCGTCAAGTCCCGCGATGGTGACCGGATCTGTGTTGTAGCTGCTGGCACTCGCCGCGGTAGTCAGGACCACATGCCGCGGCGGGTCGATCGTGCCATCGCCGAGAAGCCCAGTTAGCGAGCTGTCGTTGAGCATCTCGCTGAGCACGCCAACCGAGATGGTGCCGTCTGTGTCATTCATCGCCGGCAGCGCAACTGACACAACGGACGCGAATCCCTTGTCCTGGCCCACTCCGCCGTAGATTTCGATCGTCTCGTTACCATCGGCATCCGTGAGCGTCCCGGTGCCCACCAGGACGTTGCCGTCCACGTCGGTGCCGGTAACCGTGATCGGATCGGCGATGTTGTAGCTACCCGCGTTTGCCGCCGTGGTGATCGAAATCGCTCGCGTTGGGCTGATGGCGCCATCGCCGATCAGACCATCCAGATCGGTGCCGCTCAGCGTGACGCCGCCCTCTGTGTCATCGGTGGCGATGTCTAGCACGATCGCATCAGCGTCAGCCACCACACCGGCAACAGACAGTGCGATCGAGTTGATGTCGGCGCCAAAGTCTACCGGAGCGGCAACATTCGGCGCCGGGTTGGCCGTGGACACGGCGTTGATCCAGACGCCATCACCAAGGGACACCTGCCAGAGCGGCGCAATGGTGAGGCTAGCGGTCTCAGCGTGAAGTACCACGAGAGCAGATAGCGTCCCGCGCTCCACGAGGGACATGTCCAGCGCCGGCCCGCCCGCAACGTCACCGTTATCAGTGGCGTCGAGATCGAGCGAGCCGGTCGCCAGGTAGCCGCTAAGGACCGTCACTAGAACTGGTCAGCTTGGAGCCAGCTGTAGCTGATCGTGTATGCGTCGCCAGACGTTGAGCCGTCACCGACTCCAACCGCGGTCGTCGTGATCGCCCGCACGTATCTCCACCCAGACAGCGACGGAGGTCCCTCTAGAACGATCGTCGTGACGACCTGGCTGCCAGTGCCGCCCGCCGTGGCGACCTGCGCAGGGTTGTTGACACCCTTGAAGTCTACCCACGTCGAGTTATCGGCGCTGACCTGCCAGCTCGGCGTTTGCGTGATGTTGCTCGTCTTGCACGACAGCGCCATCTTTGCAGACAGAGTGCCGGGCACGACGTTCGACATCAGCACCGTGTTACCGGTGCCAACCTGTGGTGCGGCGCCAGTGAGAGCCGTGGTGGCCTTCGCGTTCTGCGCCGTCTTGACCTTGTTATTGAATGCCACAGCTGGTCCTTAGTTCGTGCTGACAAGCACGCCGAAGCGGTTGTCAGAGACGAGGAATCCCATGTACGTCAGCCACACGACGAGGATGTCTTCGCCGTAGTTGTCCGCCGTGCTCGGCACAACCTCGGGGAGACGCGACACGCCGCAGGCAACCATCCCAGGACCGAAAGCAACGCCACGATAGATCGTGGTCGTGCTCGACGCCGTGGTGAGCGTGTTGCTCTGGTAGACATCCAGGTTGCCAACGGTGGCAACGTGGCTCGTCCACAGGGGGTTCTTCGGGTTGGTGAAGACGCCGAGCCGCTGGAACGCCGGGTCCGCCTTGAGCTGCTGGATCTGGCGCGGGTGGAGGATGCAGATCCTCTTGCCATTCGAGAAGAACGGGATGTTGAGCTCGTCCATCTTGAGCTCAACGCGGGTCAGCGTCTCGAAGTCCATCGGCATGTCGCCGGCAACGAGGCCATCCGTGTCCGCCGTGAAGCCGAGCGGGCGGATCGTGTTGGCTCCGCTCGAGAAGAGGGCAACGCCAACGGCGTCGATCCACTTGTCATAATCGCGCTTGAGGTGGCGGCCAGCCACCGAGGCGAGCTTGTGTAGCGCCATCCCAGCGTCAAACTTCGCGAGGCCGTACGGCGCCACGCCACCCGAGTAAGGGCCGCCGAAGCGCTTGATGGTGATCGACGTCTGCTCGCTGCCGAGGCTGATCGGCGTGGTCGAGATGGTCGAGCCGGTCGGGATAAGACGCGCGGCCTCCGTGTACGTGCTGTCCGTGTACGCCGGCCGGTTGAGGCGGACGGTGTGACCCGGCGGCTTGCCGAGCTCGGGCACCACGATCACCGCCTGTGCGGCGATGGCGCGCTGCTCAAGCTGGAGCCGATCGTCATCGGCACTGCCATAGGCAGCACCAGCGCCGCCGAGCATGCGGAACGGGAGGCCCATATCGCTCTCCTGAGCGAGCGAGGCACCCATTGCGCTCTTCATGAGAGCGCCGACGAGGTACTGAGGCTCCGGCTGCACCAGCAGCATCGAGCTGGTGATGTCGAAGAATTCCGTGGGAAGAGTCGAGCGAGAAATCGAAGACATGTTTATGTGTTCCTATTCCCGCGCGTCTTATGGTTAGGCACGGGCCTTATTAACCGCCTCAAGATACCGATCCAGATTGGCGAGCTGGTAGAGGGCCGCCTTCTCCGGGTCCTTTGCGCGAAGACGCGTATACGTCTCCAGAACGTTGTCAGCCTCGGCTGCGGTGGGCGTCGGAGCCCTTGCCGCAGGCGCCGTATTGGCCGGCGCGGCACGCACTGCAGGCTGAGGTGCCACGGTGCCAAGCTTGCCAATGAGGCGCAGCTGCTTTGCCGGAGACCGCGGCGCGGCCTCCATGATGAAAGCGCGCTGCTCCTCGGTCAGCTTGGCAAGCTCGGCCTCGGCAAGCTCGGCCTGGTCTGCGCGCAGCTCGTCCCTCTCCTTGGCGGCGGCCTCCAGCTCGGCGATTCGAGCCTTGGCGCGCTCCTCCTCGGACATGCGCTCCTGACGGAGCTTGGCGAGCTCGGCTGCGGCGGCCTTCGCACTCTCGAGATCGTTGAATCCGATCTCCTTCAGCAAGGACCGCTCCTTCTGCTCGAGCCGCTGCTTCAGCGCGGAGACAGGGATCGCCTCCTCGCTTTGCTTTGCCGGCTCGGCAGCTGCCGCCTGTGCAACAGCCGGCTTCACAACCGGTGCAGCAGGCACCTCTACATCCACGACGCTTTCAGAAGCGCGCTCAAGATCGCTCATATTTGTCTCCAACCTCGATTACCGCTCGAGTGGGCGTATTGAGACGTAGACGAGCCGCAGAGCGGCGCTACGCGTGTGAATCAGGTCGCGTCGTACGAGACCATGAACGAGCACGGACGAGCGGTGACGCCCGACGCAGCATCGATCTCGGTGCCGGCGATGTCGCTCAGCTCACCCGTGATCGCGTCGGTAGAGACCGCAAGCGTGTCGTTGTAGAACTCCGTGGTACCGTCCGAGCCGCTCTGCCCCTGGCAGACGTCGGTCAGCGCGACGGTCTTACCATCCCTGCGCTTCGCGGCAATCGCAGCACCAACCGCGGCGACGGTCGTGGTGTCGGTAGACGCGGTGTACGCCGGATAAGTGACGAACACCTCGGCGCGGTGTCGCGAGGTGGCACCACCAAACGGCTCACCACTCATCACGATACCAACAATCGTTCCGCTCTTTGCACCCATGCTAAGATCCTCGTGTGTCGGCGCGAACGGCGCCTAAGCTAAAGCTAAAGTTTGCGCTGATACCCAAGAACTTGAATCAAGACGGCCGCACCAGCCGATGTGCTAGCGCCGGCCACGTACAGAGGCCGAAGCCTGTCACCCCACGAGCCGCCTACCACCGTATTGGCTGCGAGCGCCGGAGTCGTATCCTTGCCAACAACTGTGATTCCAGTGGCGCCAGCCTGCGGCACGTTGACCATGTATTTCACGGCGCTTGCAGCCGCTGCGAGCTGGGGAAAGTGGATGTAGTCGTACCAGCTGGTACCGCCATCTGGAGACGTCTGGAGGTAGACGTCGAGCGTGCCCCCGGTGGCCCCCACGAGCTCCGCCGTGATCTGGAGCGCGTCGTATCGGCCAAGACCAAGGAGGATGTCGCCGGCAGCCGTGGAGGCCGCGGCGGGAGACGTGTCCGAGATGGTGTGCAGCTGGACGGTCACTTGCGGCTCCGCTTCGGCTTCGCCACTTCGGCAGGCTCTGCCGCATCATCGGATGCGGTGACCACGGCAAGCACCTCAAGCTTCGCGGCGCCGGCAGCGTCGAGGCGCACGAGCCACGAGGCCTCGCCACACCTCTGGCAGGTGGCATCATCGGACTCGTGTCCGCAGCATCCGCACAGTTTCACTAGGCCGTCCAGTTGGGTGGGTTACAGAATCCGTTGGGTTGTTTGATGGGCTGCTCGCCCTCGGCCGCGACGATCATCCGCCGCAGCATCGCCGCCTCAGCCTCGAGGCCCCGCATGGCGGCTAGCTTCCGCTCCACCACCGCCAGGCGCTCCCTGGTCCGCGTCAGCGCGTCCTTGGGTTCTCGTGGCTTCCGCTCGCCAGATGTCTTCCTGAGGGCCCTAGGAGCCGCCTGGAGCGCCTTGTGGCTCTCGCTGGCTGCGTGAGCGTCCGGCGCCTGTGCGGACCAGATTGGCTCCTTGCACCTAGGACAGACGTCCTGGAGCACGGTGGTCGGCGCCCCAGTCTCGGGCACCACCACGGTCGTCAGGTCCTGGACCGGGTGCCCCTCGTACTTGCAGACCGTGCACCTCACGATGCCACCGCCGGCTTGGGCTTGGGCGCCATGGGTTTCGCCGCGCCGTTGGGCTTGGGCTGCCCAGGAGGCGCACCGGCTGGCTGGATCTGGGCCATAGCCTCGGCGTTCTCCAGCGCCTTCTGCTGTTTCTCTTCCGCCTCGGCCTCGAGTGTGTCTAGGTACTCGTCCACGTTGCCGATGTCATAGTAATCAGCAACGCGTTGCACCGCAGACCGTTTGCTGATGATCGTGGCGTTGAGTGCTGCAATCGTGCCGTCAACAACGGCCTTCTGATCCATCTCGCTCGGCGTAAAGTACTCGCCCCACATGAGATCCAACTTCGGCGGCGCCCACTCCTCGCCAGTCTCACCAGTCTCGTCCTCTACCTGGACGATAAACCGCTTGAGTAGCGGAAGCACCTTGGCAACGCCAGGAATGCGTAGCTTTTCGACCGGTGTTTTGAGCACCAGCCGCGCAATGATATCGACGAGACGTAGAATCAGGTTGTCGCCGAAGTCGTCGCGGATGATGTCGCAACGCTCGATCTGCCGCTTATGCTGCTCTCGCAGGGCTCTGCCGCTGATATCGAGCTGGCTCCGCTGCGTTTGCAGGTCTGTGAAGACCACGCTGAGCGCCTCGGCGATCTTGGCGCGGAGGTCCTGGCAGACCTCCTCGATCGTCTTGAGTGCGTCGCCCGGCAAAACGAGTTGCTCGACCTTGCTGTCAGGATTGGGATAGCGCCAGACGATGCCAGGACCGCGCTTCCGCGCCGGACGCTGTGCACCTCCCTGGAACTGCCACTGCCGATTAGCGGGGTCATCCGCCGGCATCGCAGCCCAGTCGGTGTAGCTAGTGGGGAGCCACAGGCTCTGAGCCGTCCGGCCAAGCTGACCAGGTTCGTGGTCCTCATCCACCCCGATCTCGATCGTGGGCGGAGACGCGGCCACAAGGGAGGCCACGTACTTCTGTGACAGCGCCACGTTGAGCGCGTCGATCTCGTCCGTCAGGTGGACGTGGATCGCGGTGCCGTCGATCTCGTCAACGGTCGTGCACTCGGGAAGATGCTTGTACCAGACCACCGGACAGAAGCCCAAGCCGTGGTCCAGACTCTTCGAATCATCTCGCTTCCAGCTGCTCTCGGCTGGCTTGCGTCCCGTGTCGTCCGCCTCGATCGGGAAGAACGTGACGTCGCTCTCTTCGTCGATGAGCCGTCGATAGAGCATGCAGCGCAAGCCCCACCGCTGCGCTACCTCGTCGTAGTACTCCTGGAGATATGGGTACTGGATCTCGAGCGATTCAACCTCGTCAGGAAACGAGGCATCGAACTTCGGCGTGCACCACTTCGCACGCGTCGTGTCGATGCGCACCCGCCCGTTGCGGATCGAGCAGATGGCTACCGCCGTGCCGCACGACTGCGCCTGTGACAGGAGCTCGCGGCACACGGACTGGAGACGCGCTTGGTCACCAGCCACCTCAAGCCACCGATCCAGTAGCTCACTATCGTCCTCGCTCAGCCCCTGTTCGTCATCGAAAACGGTGTCGTCCTCGTCAACGAACGATGTCAGGTGCGGGAACCTGTTGTCACCAAGGCACAGGTCCACGTTGCTGCGAATGGCAGACTGGACGATGGGGTAGACAACGCACGGGGCGCGATCGTAGACTGGCGTATCGCTATCCCAGAACGGCTGACGCCCAGCATACTGGGTGCCTACGACATAGCGTTCTAGCCGGTCGAGGCGCAGGAACCTGGGAGACAGGTTTTTGGCCAGGGCACGGCGCGCCCTGGCCTCGTTGAGATACTGGGTCACCAAACGTAGTCGTGGTCATGCACGACCCCGTTACCATACTGGATCACGAAGTCTCTGGCCCACTCCAGCTTATCCGATACCCTCTGCCCAGGAGGTTGACCGATGCTCCAAAGCTCTAGGTTCTCTGGTCGGTTGTCGGATCTTATGCCGTTGAGGTGATGGACGACTTCGTGGTCCATTAGGGCTCTGCCGAGCACCTCTGACATCACCACCCTGTGTTCTCGGGCATACCCAGACACATTTGCGTTCGGATGACCTGGGCGATATACTTCCCTGTACCCACAGGGGTCTATTCTGCCGGCACCACGGGGCGCCCTAAGTGTGATGCTCGGATCTCCGTGAACCTTAACCCTCTGATAGTGCTTTCTGCAATACCCTAGCCCCCTGGGCTTAGATTCGCATCCATCAACCAGACAGTTCACAGGGCGACAAATAAGCTGGAGCTCGCCGGAACGCCGCTTTGCATAGTAGTGCTTGTGGCAGAAACCGCGGACGCGAGCGACACGATCGCAACCGTCAACTGGGCACATCTGATTGAATATAATCACAGCTCGATGCGCATTGCCGGCGGCCTACCGAACCGCGTGAATATCGCGTATCTTAGGGCGTCTACGGCGTGGTCTTTTTTCTTGTCCGGCTTGTCCTTGAACAGCCCGTCCTGGTTGCGGACGGTTGTCCAGCGATACTGCTGAATCTCTTCGATCAGGTTCTTGCACGACGGGTCAATCAGCAACCTGTCGCGGTGAATCCATGAGCCAACGGTGAGGATCCCATCCTCAACCGACTTGTCGGCGTTGACCATGTTTATGCCACCGTGGCGGCGTACATAGTCCATCGTATTCGGCCACGCGTAGTCCGCATACCACTTCGCGCGCGGAAAGTCGTTGGACCAGGTGCGGGCAATCGACGCCAGCTCCTCGTCGCGCATACCGGCCTTGTAGACCTCGCGTACGACGTGGCACTTCACGCCATCATATGCGATCGCGAGGTAGCAGGACGGGACGCCGCTACCAAAGTCCGCGCCGCAGATCCACTCGTTGGGACGCTTGGACTTGTCCCAAGGAACGATGTGCTTCTCGCGGCTGAACTCGGGGTAAACGAGCCCCTCCGCCGCGTCGAAGTCGCACAGGTACTCGCGCCGGAACCATGCATCCGGCATGTTTTCTCGAGCCCGCTCAGCCCGCTCGATGTTGGCGTGGCTAGGCGCGTCTAGATACGTAGCATGGACGGCGTAGTACCCATCCACACCGCGTTTGGCAGCGTCGTACTCGCGGTATAGCAGGCCACCACGCCCGCGCATCGGCGTGCCGCAAAGCACGCGTACGTTGAACGAATGCGGCTCGGTAAACCACGGGACGCACACCGCATCGTACATATCGATGGGGATGTCGTCCGCCTCGTCGAAGAACGCCACGTCGCACCGCAATCCGCGTGCGCCCACGGGATTCTCGGCAGTCACCCAGCGAATCGAGGAGCCGCCCGGGAACGATATCTCAAGCGTGGACCTATTCAGCGTGCCGCCAAGGTGCTTCCACTCGCCGTACAGCTCGGTCAGGATCTCGCGGAAGTGCACCGCCTTTGCCTGTCTGTAAGACGGCATCGCGACCACTATCCGAATGCCAGGAGACCTGGCTCCAGGCCTAATCCTCCCATCCCAGCGGGATATCAGGAGCCACCACAGCAGCCTGATAAACCAGCTTTTACCGACGCCGCGGCCCCACGGCAAGACATGAACGCGCTCGCGCTCTATCTCACCGTCACTCGTCAGAATGTTCCGGAGGGCCTTCGTCTCCGGCTTGTTCAGCTTGATCCTCAAGCACTATTTCGATCTTGGGAGGCGGCGCCTTAGTCTCTCCCGAAAACAGCTCGCGGAGCCGCTCGGCCACCAGCTCGGCCTCGTACACGGTCTTGCCGATGCCAGCCAGCCTCGAGTAGCCGTCAACGGCCGCCCTCGTGGTCTCTGCCTTAGACCGCGGACTGTCATCGCCGCAGTCCCTCACGCTCTCAACTAGCCGTCTCTCGGCGTAGCGGGCAAAGCGCTCGAAGCGCTTCAGCCCCATCTCCCGAGCTATCTCGACTAGTTCTCTCTTACCTACGCGGCCCGCCAAGGGCCACCGTCCCTACTTCTTGCCGCCGCCACCCTTGGGCTTGTTGCTCTTGCCAGCCTTCGAGAGTGCGATGGCCACGGCTTGCTTCTGCGGCCTGCCGGTGTTGCGGAGCTCGCGGATGTTGGCACTGACGGTCTTGTTGCTCGAGCCGGACTTGAGGGGCATTGGTTACTCGGTGTGTTGAACCTGATTATCGTCGCCGAACTCTTCGTACGGCTTGTGCCGCACGATCCACCGCTTCCCGTTCTTCACGGAGTAGCACATCGGCGCGTCTTCACGCGGTGGGTGCTGGCACACTGAGCGCTGACGCTGCGATGCGCGGCGGCCGCCGTGGCGAAGGCGTTTTCTCACGGCATCACCTCGTATCGGTGCTTCGCCATGCTGGGATCGCGTGGGACCCTTTGCGCCGCAAACTCGCATGCGCTTGGTGGGCAGCCGCACCTATCAGACAGCCACGCATCGCACTCTTTGCATGCGAACATGTCGAGCGCCGGGAAGTAGATACGCGTGTGCCCCTTGATGGGGCAGTGCTCGGCGCGGAACCTCTTAGCGGCACCCATCAACTAGGCGCTCCCTGCCATCCGCCATGCTCGTCCGAGCTCCACGCGGCGTCAATCTCGTCGCAGTCCGGACACTCGGAGGCGAGGTCCCACAGCAGCTCAAGCGCCTCGCAAAGCACCTCAGCGGGCGAGCAATCCCTAGCGGCTGCCAGGATGTCCAGCTTGACGCGCTCGTCCTCGGTGAGGCGGACGTGGAGCTTGTAGAGCTTGGTCATGGGTTCAATCCACGTACCCAGAATAGCGGTTGTACTGTGGTGCCTCACGCCACAACTGCTTGAGCTTTCTGCGTCTAGCGCGCGAAGTATAGCGCTTGTGGAATCGGCGCTCTCCTGGTCTAGACCAGCGCCCCAACTGCTCAGGTGTAGCGCTCACGGATCAAGTTGTGCCGCACCAAACTTCCGGCATGAACTGCCAGCCGATTGGCTTCCATGGCTCGATCATTGGCACCCCTGGCACAGGAAATGGCATAGGTATCGGCATGTACGGCGGCTGATTCACCGTCGGCGCCAACACCTCACCCTTAGCCGCCGCAATCATTCGCCGAAGCTTCGTAGCCTCAGCGTCCAGCTCAGCCAACCGCTTCTCGGCTGCTGCGATGATGTCGTCGGTGGTGTTCACTTGGGCACCCAGAGCACGTAGCCACCAATCTGGACTGGAACCCTGCCAGACGCTTTGATTGCGGCCTCGGCGTGTGCCCTGCGCTCGGGGGCACATCGGCGGCAGAAGCTCTTGTTTGCGTCAACGCCAGCCGGCGGTAGCCAGCGGCGCGAGCAGTATCGGCAGATGGGTCTAGGGTCGTTCATCTCACCCACCATAACCACGCTCATCCCACCGCATGTACTTGCCGGGCTCGGCGCGAGCCTCCTTAGCAGCCCACGATCCAGGGCTGAGCCGCCCACCCCGCAGGAGTCGAACCTGCGGCACGCACATGCCAAACGGCACCCGCGTGTCCCCCGGGAAGGCGGTGCAGCCAGCTAACCGGCTGCTGCCATACTGCTCAGTAACGACCCGGGTGATCAACCCCGGTCCGCTTCGCTGGCGCTAGCACCAGCTAAGTCTTTCTACGTGGAGTCCGTCTCCACTTATGAGCCTATAGTTCGGGTTGGTGAACTCGAACGATCCTGGCTTCAAAAACAGGCGGCCATCTGGTGAGTCGAACACAATCTCGTTCGGCTTGCTGATGAACCGGTAACAACCGGGCACGAGCACCGGCGCCCACAGAAAGCTGTACGCCCGGAGGACATACGGCTCGGTGGCTGCCAGCCCGAGGGATGCGAGGAAGAGGCGGCGTTTCACTGGCCCTTCACTTCCAGTGCCAACGCCCGCTTGAACGACGAACGGTGTGGCCCGTAGCAACCAGCGCACAGATTCTGCCGCTCACACTCAACCCACGTCTGCATACACTCATTGTTCAGCGCGTGTAGCATCGCGCCGCAAGTATCACAGTATACGTCTTCGAATGCCAGCAGATGCGCATCCGGCAGGCAATCTGTGACGTCAGAATGGACCAGAATCTTGCTCAAAACTTAGCCCTCGCCATCGCTGTCGCGTGTGGGTCCTGGGGCTGGGGCGTCGCTTCCGGAAAGCCTTTGGCTTCGCGCACGCCTACCCTATCCGCCCCGTCGATTGCTAACATATGCTCACGTGTGCTAACGTATCGTCACTCAAGAGAGCCCATCAGCTGCATGCTGTCAATGAGCGATGCGGTCATGTAGAGACTGGACAGTGGGATTATGTACCGGCGCCCGAGTCTCTCAGCGTCCAGCTTCCCCTTCTTGATGTACCTATACACCGTGTGATTGTGCACGCCCAGTATCTCCGCCACCTCCCTGACGGTGTAGTGGGCCTTGATGGCGAAGGCACCCATGGCTACGCCGCGCCCTCGCGCATTCGCGTGGCTGCGTCTCGCATGATACATGCGAAATACTCGTGCTGCTCTGCAGAGGCGTTGTTTTTTTTCCAGTTGCAGGCGTGGCACATCCACACGACATTGCCTGGAATGTAGCCTAGGTCTGGTATGATTCTATCCACGCTAGGGCTACTCGGGGCGTTCTTGCCAACGCCGCGGGCTAAGCGCACGCCACACCCAGGCACTGGACACGCATCGGGCATTGGAACGAGATCGGCCAGGGTGATTGTGCACGGAAAGCCTCCCACATTGGCGCGCCTCCTACACCTACCCAATGCGTGCGGTATTGGGTTGTTTGAGATCCATGCTCGCACCCTGGCGCGCCAGCATGGGCGGCAGCTGGAGCGCAGTCCGTCCACCTCGGCTGAGTGGCGCGTAAACTCGCCCCGCTCCTTGGTCTCGCCGCAGTCGATACAGATCTTCACACCTCACCCCCACATGGACACTTGTGGATCGGACTCCCCACCCTGCAGATATGCTCCAGCCTCTTCACCGGTCTGGGCTCCACTGGCTTCACCAGCTGCGCCCTGGCCTCCTGAATCGCTACCAGATAGGCTTTTACCGCATCGTTGAACAGCTTGCACACCTTCACCCTTAGCCTGTGAATCAGCGCTTTGGCCGCCTTCCTTTGCTCCGGATCGCCGAGCTGCACATCGCGGCACGCAATCACCAGCGCCTCGAGGTCATCGCACACCGCCAACGCCACACCCGAGTGCCAGTGCCCGTAAGCGCGGACCACGTAGATCGGCTTGAGTGCCAGCGTATAGGCTTGGGTCAACGTCCGTGCGTGGTACCCGATCATGCCCATGGCGCGATGGATGACCCTGTGCCTAGCAATCATGTCCAGCCGGCGGATGATGCCATCCTCGGGGTCCTTCGGGAACGCGACTTGATGCACGCCGTCTCGCATGCGGTCCAGGTGGATGCCAAGCGCACTCTTGAGCCCAGCCGACGCATCCGACCAATTCAGGTATTCGATCAGCTCCGCTTCTTGAACGCCACTAAGCAGACTCGCGTGAACGAGTGCCAGCTCGGCACGCGGCTTTTTACTCTCAGCACTCTTACCCATGATCTCGAGCGGCTCCCGTCCGCTCACCACACCACATAGGCTAACCACGCTATGGCTTCGTGCTTTGCGGCCTCACGAGCCAAATCCAACACCGATCGCATAGCCACGCATCCGTCTCATTGCGCTCTAGCTTCCTAGCCTTCACACCCTCACGTCCACATCCGCGCTGTGGACACACCGGCGCTTTCAGCTGCACCACCGCTTGCCTCTGCGTCGCCGGCCCATCCCACTCCTCCGTGGCAACCGGAGAGTAGCCCATGCCGAGTCCGAAGTAGGGGTCAGCGTGGATCATTCAACCTCACCATAACCATTGTACCGCACCGTTCTCTCGCGCCCTATAAACGCCAGCCCCTTGTCTGTGATCTCCCAATCACCGCGGCATCCGCACGTGCACCCGCCAACGAAGCCGCGCTTATGCAGCTGCCTCATCTTGGCCAGCTGGACCTTTTCGGGCGTGCCCAGCGGCATCGCATCTTGCACCGTGGGCATGATGCTGTAGCCAACGCCCCATGTGGACCAGTGACCCTGATGACCGGCGAGGAATTCCAGCACGTCACGATCAGAGATGTCGCTAGCCTTCATCCCCCAGCCCTCTCAAGCGCCAGGTCAAAGCACCTCAGCGCCCTCTCACGGCCACCCTCGCTGTCGTTGATGGACGTGATCGAGTAGCCAAACAATTCCATGGCGGCCCCGTCAAGCGCATCGATCGCAGCCGTGCACACGTCATTGTTGGCCTCACTCCACGTTGCGATAGTCACCTTGATCACGGCTCCCTCTGGACACCATCTTGCTGCAAACGGCGCCAGTGTTGGGCAAGCATCACCCCTTGCGTCCCTGGCTCGGCATCGCTGGGTCCACGTCTTGTGGTTTGCAACGATCTTGCGCGCGGCGGTGAGTGCTTGGACTGGCGTCATTTCTTCTCCGCCGTATTGACGAAGTGCCACACACTCCACCAGCAGTAGGCCACACCAATCGCGCACAACACCAACAGGATCCAGTGAATCACTTGTACTCTCCAATCAGGTCCGACAGAATGTCCAGACACACACCGATCCCATCATTGAACTCCGGAGAACGGTGCATGGTCTCCTGTTGGCATAGGCGCATCGCCCGCGTGAGTGCGGCGCGGCGGCAGGCGCGGAATTCTTTGGTGAGCTCGGCGCGCACATCACCAACCACTTCACCAACCACTTCACTGGGCACGTCATCGCCAGTGTATACGGCCACGCCACCGATGTGGAGCACCGGGCTGTACAGCATAGACCACCCCACCAACCTCTCCGCCCTCTTCTTCGGTCCGGGTGCCTTCACGTGTTCGCCCCCTCTCTGCAAGCCCAGCATGTGTATGGCCCGTCTCTGAATTCATTCATGGTGCCGCACCGCGTACACTTCGGCGGCAACTTCACCACTGCCATCGCCAGCGTCTTGCGCCACACACCGCTTGTGCACAGCATGTCAATCTCCTCTTCGAGCATCGGCGGACAGATGTGCGGATCGGTGAAGAACACGACGCCACCCGCAATCTTCCTGACGGTGAGCACGTCACCACTGCCGTTTACGTACTGATCCCCAACGCTCACACTCATGTCTGCCACACACGTGATTCCACGCCCACTCATAACAAATCTGAACCTTACGCACGGCATTTACAATCCACCGATCTTGACACATACCTGGCAAACACATGCGGATCCCAGCTCGGTGCACGGCGTGTCAGGTCCGCACGATGGCGCGTCCTCTGGCACCGAACCGTCCAGTGCTTCGCAAACGTGTGTCCCTTCCACATTCACCTCGGCGTCCACGTCAACCACGAGCATGCACGATGCACCCATCGCAGCGCCAGCCAGGCACCCTAGAGCTACAGATACCCAGCGTGCTTTCATGTCAGTTGACCTCGTACTTGTGCTTGGGCTGCGGTGGCTGCTCCGCCATCTCCACCGGCGGCACCAACCTAATCACTCTCACGTTGCCGAATGGGTTGCGGCCGAGGAAGTCCTCCAGTTCGTCCAGCTCCCTCTTGGCGGCTCTGATAGCGCGCCACGCCATGATTGGGTGGCGGAGAATGAACATCAGGGTGCTCATGCGTCCTCCAAATCCTCGTCAGCTCTCTCCCATCCAGAAACGAACGCCCAATCGGAAACCAAATACCTCACCCCATCCTCGCCCTCGAGTTCCAGCCTACGATTAGCCGGCGGCCACGCGTCGGATTCGTCGATGCCAACGAGCCGTGCTCGGGCGTTGTCGGAGATGCGGCGGAAGAGCGCGGCCATCACAACCAGCCACCATGGTCGAATGGGTGCTCGTGATGGGCCACCCAAACGCCGCCCACCGCCTCAGTCGCCGTATCGCCGTATCGCGTATGGATAACGCCGTGCTTCTCATCCCACCACACGCACATGAACTTCCCGCCATCTGTTCGAATGATGTTGACTGCGGACAGGAAGCACAGCTCGTAGAGCATGGACTCCAGGTTCGGGTGTTTCATGTCATCCATCACTCGCCCTCCGCGCAGCCCTTGTCACCTTCTCACACGCATCGCACAGTGTCCGGATCCATCCACCTTCTCTCAACCATCCAGCCGCACCACATTCCTCGCACGTGCGCATGCTCGCATCAGTCCACTTCGCCGCAATGTGGTACCCATCAGCTACCGCGTCTGGCGTTGGTCCACTCAGCACGACTGCAAGCTTCGCAAACTTGCTTTTGACGTGCCTTACCTCCACGCACGGCGGCAGATCGGCGCGCATGTTGCGCACCAGGTCGTGCCATCCCGGAGGGACTTCGGTGAGGTCAAGCATCTCCCACCGCCACAGTAATCACTCCGTCCTGCCCCGTTTCCACCACGATGCCGAGCCACCGGCACAGGCCGCGCAACGCCTCTCCCTCGGTACCTGGTGGACACGAGACGGTGATCTTGCCGGTCAGGATGGGCGGCCACATAGCGCGGGTAAGCGAGACATTGACCTGGTGAGATAGGTCGATATTGGGCATCAGCCTGATCGCTAGCGCCTTAGACATGCCGCCTCACTGTCACCTCAAGCCTCGGATTCTCCTTGTCCACGCCCATCCATGCATCCATTGCCACCACCTGCCGATCGTCCGCCCACAGAATCCGATTGCACGCGTCCAGGCACTTTTGGAAGTTGTCGAGGTCACCCCTGTTGGCTACCCGGTATACCCGCAGTGTCACGATCACGGGCACGCCCTTATCGAACACAGGCATTCGCCCGAACGGAATCGCAGCCTTGATCGCCTCCGCCTGGATAAGACGCTCATAGTCCCTGGTGGCTTGCGGGGTGTATGTGTGGCCGTTGCGTGAGTGGCGCGGCCTACCTTTGGGTACAGGAGGACCCAAGACCACCAGCCTAAGCGTGGGGTTCTCGGCCTCCTGCGCCAGCCTCTCGAGCGCAGCCTCCGCCTTGTTGCCGAACCCAACGAAGATGCGGTCCAGACCGTCTGCGGCTGGTCTACGAGGCACGGCGCACCCTGGATGTCCCATCGCGCCTATCCAGCTCCACAGCATCGGCGGCGCGGTGGGCATCCTCCAGGACACGCCTTGCCACGCGGATCTCAGCCCGCCTGGCCAGCCTGGATGCGCTTGGATACATGTGCTCCAATGTGTCCTCTAGCCGCGTAATAGCGTGGGCCATGGCGAGCCAGTCATTGTGACGCCACCTATCCAGGTCACACCCACCGGCCCGTGCCGCCGCAACAACCGGCCTGCGGTCGTTCCCAAGGGCCCGGTAGAGGGCGTGGCGGTCTGGCGCCTGTATTCTTGAAACTGTCACGGATCCATCTCCTGTTTCTCGGATTTTGTGGGGGTTGTTTTGCCAGAGTCGCACCGCCAGCCTACCGGGCGGCAAGGCACAATGTTTTGCTTCACCGCTCGGCGGGCCTCTTGTTGTGAGTCTTGCGGCACACAGCAGAGCAATAGGCCTGGTTCTTGTAGCCCCTCACGAACTCTTCGCCGCAGTGTCGACACGACATGGCGTCAACTATACGCGCTGGCGTCCTCAGCATGTGCTCGGGGACCGCCTCCCCGTTAATATCCAGCAGGACTGGCATATCGCGGGCCCACTGGAGCCTAGACAGCAACAGATCGTCCTGCCGCATCTTGGAGCGGATCTCGCGCTGCATATTGGGCCCTATTTCCGATAACTCCTCCTCGGTCCAGCACGCGAACCCACGACCCGACGCCAGCTTCGCGAGCTTGCTTATGATGATAGAGCGACGTCCACCGACGGTGTGTGTCGGCGCCGAGCCCAGCCACCTGTTGCAGGTTGAGCACGCTGGAACGGTCCACAGCGGAATGTCTGGATCTAGGTCCAGCAGCGTCTCGGCGCGAGACAGGGGCGGGACATGATCCACATCGTCGCTCGGCATGCCACAGTAGACGCATGGATCGAACTCCATCACTACGCCAAGTATCCTCGCCGTCCTGCGAGGAGTCCGCATCCGCTCGTATCTCGGTAACCGAGCCAGGTAACCCGCGCGTACTCTGTCTTTGCTCACCCATTGAAACTAACCACTGCATTACCTCTGTTTTCGGGCACAGAACGCCGCCTCACTCCCCGCCCTCCCCCAGCGCGGCGAGCGCCTCGCGCAGTCTTGCCCCTGCCGCCCGACGCTCAGGCGTCGCATGGATCAGGTGGTAGCCCTGAGACAGCTCCAGCGCCGCCTCAGCCACAGCCACCAGCTTCGCCAGCGCCTCGGGCGCGGCAGCGATGAGGCTGGCGTCGGCATCACTGATGGCCAGTGGGTAGCTGTAGATGCCTGCCACCACTGATGTGCAGGACTCCGTTGCGTTGATATAGCTGCCGTCCCACTCCCATTTTCCCGGCGTCGCCGCCTCGAGGAGCTTCCGCACCTCCGCCAGGTACTTCGCCGCGGGGGTCATAGTCCACACCTCTCGTTTGCCGCGGCACGCATATCGCACTCCTCGCAGACTGCGCATACCCAGCGTCCATGCGAGACTAGACATCCCGGCCGATCATCTGGGCACGGAATGGTGAGATGGTGCATCTTTCTTTCGCATCTATCGCAGCGCTTGGCCTGTTTACCGTTTACACATCCGCAGCTGTAGAGTACATACCCAGGCCGCACCGATGGCTCCTCGCCACACGTGAGACACGCGTACTTACTCACCGCGTCCCCGCCTTCCACCCGGCTCCAGCCACTCTCGCGCAGCCATACGCGATGGCGCCGCAGCATGCTGGGATTGCTGACAGGACCAGGAGGATGCCTAGGACGACAAGAGTTTCTTTCACTGTCCGCTCCCAGCGCGCCAACGGGCGATTGCATCCGCGTACCCACGGCTCGCATCCCTCAGCCGCCTGGTGCCGCACTCCATCGTGTGCGCCCGCCATGACTTGGCTCCAGTCCGCTCCATCAGCACCACGTCGTCTGGATGTGCGTCTGCGTTGCAGTGCTTCAAATACAGGCGCCCGCCGGTCCACACTTCGGCTCTGAATTCGGGCGGGACGGGCCTGGGTGCTTCACGCGGCACCGCGTAAACCTTGACATCAGCAATGTCGCCGCCAGGGAGCTCGATCCGGTGCTGCTGAACGAAGTCTGCGCACGCCACTTTTACGTTGGCTGGCGTGGTGGCAGCGCCGTTGATGGTAAAGCGCTTGTACTCGACTCCTGGAGTCACGCACGCGGTTGGCACCTTCGCCTCGCGCCGATGAATTCCGATACTCTCCGCGATCACGTCCAGTCTCTCGGAGTCGGCGCGCATGATGGCCGGCACACCGTCAACATCCCAACCACCATATGCCAGGAGCCGCTCGCGAAGTTCATCGTCCGTTTCCACCCGCCCCTCCGACTCGGATACTAGGGTCCAGCCAGGGTATTCGAGGGTCCATAGTGAGACGCCAAGATTCAAGCCGTCGTCTGACTGGATACACTCGCACATAGCCACCGTGCCGGACTCGACCCTAGTCACACGCCACGTGGAACCGCCGCCACCAGTACAATTCCTGTACTGCCAAATTTGCCCAACCTCAACCTTCGCCATCGCCGTTCTCCTTTGCCGCTCGCGTCGCCGCTCGCTTTGCTGCTCTGCGCTGTCTGGCGTTCATGCCATCTTCCACGACAACACGAAAGCCTCGCTTCTTGCAGTTGCGCTGGTGTCTCTTGGGCACGCGCAGCCCAATCACAACACCCTCACACTTGGCGCATCCTGGCAGCTCATACACAGCCATCCGGTCCAGAAACGCGCGCAGCTTGGCAAGACGCTGCGCCTTGCGCCACGGAAATGGCTCTCCGTTGTGTGTCTTCGGGACACCATTGTATCCGGACATCATCGATCCTCTTCCTTCGGCAATCCAGTCATTGGATCCAACCTAGCCATCTTCTCGCGCATTGCATCCGCCATCCGATGAATCCTGTCCAACGGCAGCTCGCGCTCTTCGGTTACCTTCGCGCCATCGGACTGGGTGCAGAAGTCCAGGACCAAGAGGTGCGGATCCTTGTGCAGCCGGCGGAGGCGCTGGATTGAGGCGAGGGAGCCGCGAGAGACAAGTGCATCAGCCATGGCGCCTCCGATTGAATGCCTTGTTCATGCACACTTTGCCGCAGTACCTTGGAATCTGACCAAACCTACCCGGAGAGAATTCGGCGCGGCACCATGCACACGTCAACCGCATCGCCGCGCGCTTGTCTGCCACCTTGCGCCTGTACTTGGCCTGCGATGCACGGCTCTGCGCCCTCACCGCCTCGAGGTGATGGTGGTCCCAGTGCAGCCGCTGGCATTTCCTGCCGCAGAACCTTACCCAGCGATCGGTCTTGTCCCTCTCGAACAGCTCGCCGCACCAGCCACACACGCCACTGCACGGCTTCGCCTTGGACACGGGCTTGCGCTTCGGCGCCTTTCGCTCGGGCGTCGCCGCGGTCTTCTTCTCGCGCAGCCTGACGAAGTAGTTGTCCCATCCCTCGAGATACCTCAGTGGTGTGGGATGCCATCGCAGATTCATTGACACGAGGTCTTCCGGATCGATACTTGAATCCGAGCTGAATTCCTCGGAGAGGTCCTCGGCTAGGTTGTGCCAGGTCATTGCTACTAGTCCCCGGAGTCCATCAGCTTTACCGCAATCTTGTAACGCTTGCGCGCATCGGCATCGACATTCTTGAAGTAGGTGCACTGCGCATCAAACCCAAGGACGATAATCCCGGTTGGACCGTTGCGCTGCTTAGCCACGATGAGCTCACAGTAGCCCACGGTCTTTGGGTTCTTTCCCTTCGTGTAGTACTCGTCTCGGTACAGCATGCACACGCAGTCGGCATCTTGTTCGATGGCGCCTGACTCGCGGAGGTCCGCAAGGTTTGGGCGCTTGTCCTGCTGCTTCTCAACGTTGCGGTTAAGCTGTGCCAGCGCAATGACCGGGATCTTCATCTCGCGCGCAAGAGACTTGAGGCTCCGCGAAATGTACGAGACCTCATCCTGACGGTTGTCGCACTTCTTGCCGCCAGACATGAGTTGGATGTAGTCGACGACAACGAGTCCGAGTTTGATGTTTCGGCGAGACCACTCGGCCGCGCGGCGGCGCACGCGGCTCAGCAACTCGATTGGGGTGATGCCCTGCTGATCATCGATCCACAGATTGGACCTGGCCAGCCTGCGTGCGGCCTCGACAACGCGTTGATGGTCCGTCTGCCCTGAGTGGTCCAGCTTCACTCTGTCCAGCTGACCGCACCGAAGCTTTCGCAAGTCAACGTGGGCCTCTGAGGCCACAAGTCGTAGTGCCAGCTGCTCGCGCGGCATCTCGAGCGAGAAGAGCATTGCGCCAACCGGATTCTCGCCTGACGAAACGTAGTCGGCGATCTGGGTTGCCAGCGCTGTCTTGCCCATCCCAGGACGAGCCGCCACAACGAACAGCTCGCCAGGCCTCATGCCCGTGGTGTAGGTGTCGAAGCCTATTAGGCCGGTCTCGAGCCCCATGGCCGGGCGGGTGCCGTTTTCGATCTCCAGTAGGACCGAGAACGCATCCCGAAGCACCGATGACATGTCTGCGCCCGTGTCGGCGCGCTTGTCCTGGGTCAGATCGAACAGACCTCGCTCACATCCGGAAAGCCACTCGCCTACGTCGGCTACGTTTTCGTAGCCCTGCGCAGCGGTCTGCTCGGCCCACTTGATGGCCCGGCGCTGCATGGACTTCTCGCGAACAATCTTGGCGTACGCTTCGATCTGCGATGGGTCTGGACAGCGCCCGGCTAGCTTCTCAAGGTCATCACAGCGATCCGGCACGCCCGTGGACTTGAGCCAGGAGCCTACTGTTACGCTGTCAGGCTTGGCGCCGCCTCGCGATACCTCGAAGCAGCCCTCGATGAGTTTCGCGAACGCGTCCGACATGAAGTGCTCGGGGCGTGTGGCGTCGGCGATGAGGTCAAAGGCACCGTGGTAGACGCACCCGGACACAACTGCCGCCTCGGCGTCTAGGTCGCACGGGAGAAGCCTCACGATGTCCTCCCGATGTCGGCGAACAGGGCGCCCATCTCCGGAGCGATGGGACCATCATCAAGCTCGTCATCGAGCACGTTGTGAGACTGTGCCGGTGTCTTGGCGACGAACTTGCCAGGGTCTGCGGCGATGGCGTTGATGCTGGTCTGGGGTCCGAAGAAGCTGTGGTTGAGGGCTGTCCTGATGACGTCGCATGCGCTCTTGGCTGACTTGGTGGACTCCAGGAGTTGCTTGACCGACTTGCCCTCCCGATCCCCGAATGGTGGCTTGGACCCTCTGACGCGCTCAAACTCCTGGAAGTAGAAGTCGACGATCTTGGTGTAGTCCGAACGCTCACCTTGGGCCGCGGCGGCAGCCGCGATCTCTCTATTAGGGGTACGGGTACGGGTACGGGGTTGAGTTTTGCTTGCCGTTTGCTTGGCGGTTTGATTGACCTCTTGCTTGCCGTTTGCTTGAGACTTTGCTTCGGAACGTAATGTGGCAGACCTCTTGCCGCCGTTTTTTCCAGCCTCACTGCGCTTAGCTCTCCTGGCGAGACACTCATCCCTAGAGGGGTTGTACTTGAGGTAGTCGTGGATCTCATACCCACCGTCAACAACATGCCAAGCAAGTGCTTGAGCAAGTGCTTGAGCAAGTGCTTGATTGTTTGGTTGCTCAAAGGACTCCGAGAAGTCCCCCGACGACACACGGATACATACGCCAGCGTGCTCCCAGTCAACCAGAGAGTTGATTATGCCTGCCGGGACGAATCCGTCGGTGAGGTACCTGGCGCAGTACAGCATGGCCTTCACATGTAGGATCATCGCCAACGGGCCAGCGGTCACCATCTTGGGGTGGTCGGCAAAGTTGTCATCGAGCTTGATCCAGCTCATCTCACACCCGCGCAGACTTCGGCCCGCTCGATCTCGTATTCGGAGAACTGGCTCAAAAGGTCTTTCATCGTCCTCCCTTGGCAGTGGGCGTGACTGCACTTCAACCACCCGAGCTTCTCGCCATGGCCCGGCGCATACAGAATCGTGGACGTGTTGAACCGGTCGCCTTTCGAGTGCGACGACTCCCACGGGCACGTCACCGACCACTTGCCCGGAGAAACGGCCTGTCCCACCCACCCCCTAGCGCGGAAGGCGTAGAACAGAACGCCGTCACCGGCGGCCGTAGAATGGGCACGTGGCTGGTACTCGCGGCGCTTCGTCGGCTTGAACGAGTCAGCTAGCACCCAGTCGTACTCTGATAGCTCTGGGCGCCAGATGCCAACGTTGCGCGCGTCACCAAGCGTCGGAAGGTTCTCTGGCTCAGTGGAGCCATCTCGAGTCGCGTGCGGCAACCGGTAGAGACGCACCCACTCAGAGCACGACGGGTCGCAATCGATATCGAAGCCTTTCTTTAGGTGAACGCACCAAGCTAGATAGCGCCGCGTCCAGAGTGCCGCGTCCGCATCGGAGCCGATGAGGATCGGATCGATCCGATAGACGATCCTGTATCCGCCTCTAGTGCGATACACGAAGCCGTTCCAGTGAGACGCCAGAAGCGCGCGCAACTTCTTGTGCTCTGCTGACCACCACGTCGGTACATCTCCAGTGTCGTGTCTGTCGACATCGAACATGGCGAGCACCATGTCCACTCCGCCGTCCAGGTCCACGATCGCCTGAGGTGATCGAACGGCATCAAGACAGAGACGCCTTGGGACATCAGGCGCCGAGTACGCGGCCGTATGGGCGTCAGTTGAGTATGTGCCAGTCAATGCCGCCGAGAGCGGCAGATATGGCACCGCTGGACCATAAAGGTACTTTGGCCAGGAGATGACTTTCTGCCTCGGGATGATGGGGATCAGAGGATCCATTCACACCCTCATCGGCATCACAACCGCCACATATTCACCATCCCGAATCACCACCGGATCCAGCTCACCCCCAAACCCAACCTCCACCTCCTCGCACTCGAGACACCCAAGCACATCGAGCACGTACCGCGCGTTGACGCCGATAACGCCCTTGCCCGAGCTCACCACCGCCACCTCGTCCGACGCGTTGCCGCTGTCTGGACTTTCGGCGGTGACGGTCAGCTTATCCGGCTCGATCGTGAGCTTGACGCCGCCCGTCCCGTCACTCGACGCCAGCGAGACGGCACGGAGGGCGTCGGCAAGCAATGCGCGAGGCGCGGTCAGCTTGTTTGCGGTGGTCTTCGGGATGACTTGTGCGTAGGGCGGGAAGTTGGCGTCGGTGAGCTTGCAGGCGAACTGGAAGCCATCGACCGCAAAGAACGCGTACGGTCCCTCGGTGGAGAACGTGAAAGTCCCAGAGTCCGTGTCCAGTAGGCGCTTGATCTCGTCCACGGCGCGCTTGGGTAGCAACAGCTGGCAGTGGTCATCAGGTCCCGAATCGGGCATCCCAACCTCGCACTTGGACAGGCGGTGCCCATCGGTGGTGACCATGAGGCACGATGCGGAGCGGAGCTCCAGGAGCGCCGAGTTGACGTGTGCCCTGGTCTCGTCCGGCGAGATGCTGAAGGCCGTCCGATCGATGAGGCTCAGGAACGCGTCAGTCTGCAACTCCATCGCGCGCCCGGCGGGCGCTGCCAGCTTCGGAAACTCCTCCCCCGGCATCCCTTGCAGCGTGTACCGCCGAGCCGCGCCAACAGCCTTCAGCGTCAGCTTGCAGTCCTTTGCGGTGAGCCGCACAGGACCATCGGGCATCATCTTGATGCGCTCCATGAGGTCCTTGGCGGGGACGGCGATGGTACCTGGCTTAGCCGCCTCGGCATCACAGGAGCCGGACACGCTGAGATACAAGTCCGTGGCGCTCACGCGGAGCGAGTCACTCTCCGCCGCCAGCAACGCGTTTGCCAGCATGGGCATCGCGCTCTTCTTGTCCGCGACACCCTGACAGCGACCCACGAGGCGCAGCAGGTCTTTACGTGCAACTGTGATGTCCATATCTAGGCAACCTTTCCGCCATGGCGGTGTGTCCGTGTGGCATTAAAACTGCTACGACGCCTCGTAGCCCTACCGCTAAGCTTCTTGATCCAGTAGCAGACGGCTTGCTTAGACACGCCCAGGCGCTCGGATATGGTGGCCAATGACTCACCGCTGGCCCGCGACAACGGTATTGACTCGATTTCATCGCGAGACAGTGTTGCTGATCTAGCTCGCCCCTTGGCACCAATGTCGGCCATGTTGTCTGCGTGAGTTCCAAGAAATAGGTGCTCTGGATTAACGCACACGCGGTTGTCGCACTTGTGCAGCACGAATAGACCAGAAGGGACCTCGCCGAAGTGCAGTTCCCAGGACTTTCTGTGTGCCGTAACTACCCTAGTCGTGTCATTGAAGGCACCATACCCAGAGCGCTTGAATGTTCCGCCAATCCAGGCCCAGCAACCGTCAGACTTCTCCACCTTGGGCCAGAACCTAGATTCTGTAGGCTTTGCTTTGCGTGGCATCAGGCCAACTTCCCGCCGTGGCGATGCGGCCTCACAGAGTTGTAGGAATGCTTAATCGCGATGGCCCTACCCAGGTCCACGCCAAGCTTCTCTGCCCCATCCATCAATCGGATCCCGATATCAGCGAGCTCCTCCTCCAGGCACGTGAGCGGCTCCTCCATGCGGTCCGCCTTGTCGCACGGCTCGTAAAGCTTGCCTGCGCGGTATGCCTCCCACAGCTCGGACATCTCGCCATGAAGGTTGGCGACGGCGCGAGGCACGTAATCCGCAATCTTGTCCGGCGTGTCCGCCCTACCATCCGGGTGCCACCCCTTCTCTGCGGCGAGGGCGTAGACTTGGCGCTGCATCTTGCGGAACGCCTCGCGAATGCTCGAGTCGGTCATCTCTCACTCACCCTGGGAACTAGGTAGCTCTCCCAATCTTTGCGTCTCAATGCCTCGCCATCCGCCACCCACCCGTCAGGATCGGCAAGCACCTCAGGCGGCGGCGCAGGTATCGTCTGGCACTCCTTGGCGGTCTCAGTGGACTCGACGGAGAGGGACTCGGCGAAGCACTCAAGCTCCTCGTGGATCCTGAGGAGAGCTTGCCCGATCACGCGGATGGGCTGCGAAACGCCGTACGCCAGCGCGAGGATGGCGGCTCTATCGCTATCTTTCATGGCAACTCCATCTCCGGCTCGGGTTGTGACTCGATCTCCGCCTCCGTGAAAAGCAGCGCGCTGGCGCTTGCCAGCTCGTGCTCCAGGTGCGCAATCGTCTCGTCTCTCTCGCGCAATGCACGCATCAGCGCCTCGTTGCCGGCGCGGAGCTCGGCGATCGTGGTGCGTTGGGTCCGGTTCTCCTCCAGCTTGGAAGTGGAGTCGGATTGGAGGTCGCGGACCTGACGGCGTAGCTGGCGAATCTCGGCGAGCGAGTAGTGCAGACAATCGACAAGCTCCGCGTTCGCTTCGAGTGTCAGATCGCGTTGGTCGTCCTCCGGCCACGCACCATAGACGTCCGCACCGTCAGACAGGCGCCGCCTCGCCTCGGTCAGGATGAACTCCTCGACGGGGCCTAGTTGGGTGGTCATCTCGACACCTCGAATAGTGCCGCCTGTTGGCGCGGCTGAGCCCAGTAGGCAATGCGGGCGTTCGCAATGCGCACATAGTCCTCGTTTTCGTCGATGCCGATGAACCGAAAGCGCTCTAATGCCGCCGCACACCCCGTCGTCCCGGAGCCGCAGAACGGATCCAGGACGAGCCCCCCGGGCGGGGTCACAAGGCGGACCAGCCACCGCATGAGGGCGATGGATTTGCAGGTTGGATGCGAATTGCGACGCCCGGCCGACGTCCTACCTGCTCCCGCGCGCGGAGACTGTGTGCCCGGAGCGCCCTCCTCTCGGTCCACAAGATTGCCGGCTGAGACAAGCGGGAGTGCATCGCAGCCGGCCTCCCTCTCTCGCGTGGACGGCTTAGCCCGATACAGGAACCTTGCGCCTACGATAGTCGGCTGCCACGCGGGCGCGATGGCAGAGCTTGCACTTCCCGTAGAGGGGCCATCCCTCGATGGAGAGGTACCAGTGCTCTCCACCGACGGACTTGAATTCTCCGCAGACTCTGCACGGCTTCCACCACACGCCGTCTCGCAATTCGCATCCAGAATGGATTCGCTTGTGGGTAACTGAGTCGACAAGTTGGAGGTTGTCGGTTCTGTTGTCTTGCTTGTCTTCGTTCTTGTGGTGGACGCGATATCCAGCTGGCACTGGCCCATAGTGCTCTTCCCACACAATGTGGTGCTGGAGCTTGAGCCTTGTGCCGCCATCGACGTTCTTCCTGAGATATCCCTTCTTGGTGACGTGACACCCGTCTGGTCTTGTCGGCTTAGGTCCCCGCTTTCCCATTCGCTTTCCTCCTTGGTCGAGGGCTTGGCCACGTAGAAGAAACGGGACGCACCGCCGGAGTCACCAGCGTGCGCGGTAGGCTTGCTGTCGGCATACTCGCCATGCGCGACGGACTCGGACTTCCGATTGCTCGTCGCATTCTGACCGCCGTTCTTGAGCGTCCCGCTCTGCTCATCGAGCATCGCCGCGGCGTCCTCGTCGAGGGTAACGTTCGCGGGCCAGCGGCCGAGCTCATGACAGTTGATGCCCGTGCCAGGCGGGGCAGCAATCTTCTCGGCGTCAGGCTTGGCAGAGTGTCCCGACCGCTTCCACGCCTCGGACCGCTCGGACCAGTCCGTCCCGATCCTGCACCCGTCCACGTTCAGGGCCCCCGTCCCATACGCGAGCACGTTCGAAGCCACGGTCCCGGCCAGGGGCTTGCGCGCCAGCCACCAATGCTCGGATGCTGGCTTGAGGGCGGTGCCCCAGCCGTCCCATTCACGGGAGCGCTCGGACGCGCCGCGCGTAATGGCGAGTTCCACTGCTGGCGCGGTACCGACACCAACGCCATACGTTCCGCCCTTGTCGGCGGTCGAGACGCCGGCATTGCCGCCGGCCGTGTACGTCGAGATGACCTCGCGCTTGTCCTTCAACCCATCGGCCGCGTCGATCGCCCTCGACACGTTCAGCGACTTGGGGAAGCCTGACCCGAACAAATGAGTCAAGCAGTCCCTCACCTCGAACCCCGCGTCCTCGATAGCCGTCGCGGTCCAGTGCGACGTGCGCGGCAGGGCCCACACGAGGGCGTGTCCGCCGGGTTTGAGGACGCGGATGGCTTCGCGCATCCTGGCGTGGAGCCACTCGATCCACCTGTCTCTGCCGCCCTTATCGCCGTCCCATGCTTTACCCATGAAGGCAATGCCTGCCGGCGGATCGCAAACGATCGCGTCAACCGAGGCATCGGGTAAGGTCTTCATCGTGCGGAGACAGTCCCCATGCTCCACCCACCACCTCTCAGTCCCCGCCAGCACCTCAGCTATTCCCATCTGGATCTCCACTCCACCCCGTCCGAGGATAACCACGCCGCGCGCAGCGCTGCGTTGTGGCGAAGCTTCGATAGCGCTACCGATTCGATCTGCCTCACCCGCTCATCGCTGAGACCGAGCTCATCTCCGATCTCGCGGTACGTCATCGCTGGCGGCTCTTCGGTCCACCACGAAGACGCTGGCACTGCACCGCCGCTCCAGTCTTCGATGCGGTCCGCCATCACTTCGCTTGGCGCGTCAACTGCGCTGAGTAGGCGCCGAATCTCACCGACCGTCGTCACCAGCGCCGATGCCGCATGAGCCGGCGTGATGGCGTAGCGCGCGAGGTAGGCGGCAAGGAGGTCCGAGCCCTTCACGGCGCACCACCAAACAGCGGACCGTCCGTCACAACGGTGTCCGGCTCGTCCTCTTCCTCAGCCGTCTCCACCAGCGCGATCGTTGACCACGGTCCGCGGTGCGGTATCTCGCGCTCGACGTACAAATCAGCCCACAGCCCAGTCAAGTCCGGCTTGTTGTCGTCCAGCATGCGGAAGACTGTTTCATTGCGAAGGGACTGGACAACATCCAGCGCGCCCTTCCACGCCTCGAGTGTCTCGGAGACGTCGGTGTCTTCGAATTCGATCGGATGGAGCCAGTAGTAGGCGCCGTTCAAATCGATCCGTACTCGAAACTCATTCATGCCGACGCCTCGGCTCGCCATGCGTCCGTCTTGAAAAGCGCGCCGACGACAGGAATGTGCGCCCACTCGCCAGGCACCGACGGCGTGCGCCACACCGATACGCACGTGCGCGGATTCAGTGCCGCGCATTCCTGTGCTTTTCGAAAGGCGATACCGGTGGAGATAGGGTCCGTATCATCGAAGGGCAGGTATGCGAGGTCATCGGACAGTATGCGTCCGTGCCCGTCGATGGTGCCGTCGGTTAACTGGGTGACCTTGTAGTAATTGTTCGTCACGTCTTCCTCGCGTTCCTGGCTAGATGCCCGCGTAGCATTCGCTCAGCCATGTTGTAGGCATTGCGTGCACGCGTAAGATAAGGCTCAGACGTGAGAGGATCGGCAAGCTCCGAAGCCGCCGTCTTGATTCGCTTCTGTAGAGTGCGTGCTACACGGCACCACTGTGAGCACGGACGACATCGGCAGCTCATGCCGGCACCAGCCCCAGCTTGACGGCCTTGTCTGTCGGAATGCGGCGCTTCTGGCTTCGGTACGCGAAGACCATCTGTCCAGTCACGCCAAGCTTCCGGCCGATCTGTTCATCAGAAAGACCGCGTGACCGCTTCAGTGCCTGAAGACACCAGGACTTGAGCACCTCGAGATCCACTGAACAGGTTTGCGTTTGAGGTACGTGCTGACCCACCCCTTGCGGGTGAGGCTTTACGCACCCACCATCGCCGCCATGACCAAGTACCATCACCGCCCTCGCGATCATTTAGTCAGTCGTGCAGTTCACTACGGGCGCTCCCGACGATGCGTCTCGGGCGCTCGTCACTGGACCATGCGTCCGACTGGCAGCGCTGTCAACTGGCGGCAAGATGGGCGTTGACGCGCCGGCGCCATCTGCCTCAGGATTTGCCCTATGCCAATCTCAAAGGAACGGCTTCGCGAAGCGGTAGATCGGCTTGGGTGGTCAGGCGGAGATCTGGAGCGCGCCGCAGACCTACCCAGGGGCTACGCCTCGCGTTTGCTGCGCGGCGAGCGTGGGAGGAGGGCGCCACACGAGCTCGTCTCCAGGATCGCCGTAGCCCTCGGTGTCACGGTGGAGTGGCTAGAGGCGGTGGACATGGTGTCCACGGGCACCAGGAGACGCGCCGCACCGGTGGTCTCTCCGGCCGGCCCACTCGAGGCGGTGCTGACCTACTCGCTCAGAGAAGCGCCAGGTAGGTGGTCCGAGTACACCGTGGAGACGGCTCTCCGGATGGGAGTTGGCGCCGGCGGAGGCATGACCAACAGGGAGATCGAGGCATGGCTAGATAGGGTGGAGGCCGTCCTCGGTGAGGCCGTTGGGTCCAGGCCGGCGCCGCCCCAAAGCGGCTTCCAAGAAGTCGCGCCCACACAGACCCAGGCGCGCCCTACCCGTCCCAAGAAAAACTGACATCTTGCGCCCAGTTGCGACCGCCTAGATTTATCCGCCTCGTGTCCAGTTGACAGCGATGCCAGTAGGACGCACGATGGGTGCGTGACCAAGCGAGCACGTAAGACCCTGCGCAGCCCCGCGGCGGCACAGCAGATCAACCTGGCAGAGCGTCTCGAGCGGCTCGCCACGGCGCTCCGTCTGATCGGACGCCACGCCAACGTCGCGCAGCACGAGATCGAGCTGATTCAGCAGATCGATCTTGGTGCGCTGGATCTGATGCGTGGTGTCCCTAGGAGGCCGAGATGAACGGCAAGACTGTCCGCGCGCCGAAGTACAGCGAGTCCCAAGCCGAGAGCGCCGTGGACGCCATCTTCGCCCGCGTTGTGGCTGGGAAGGCATCGTTTGCCGAGCTCCTCGCGGCGGTCACGATCGCGGAGGGGATGCGGGATCGCGCGAGCGCGGAGGGATCTCAATGAACGCGTATCAGCTCGCCATGGCGTATTACGATGAGGCGCGTTACTTCGCGTCGATCTGTCGCATGGGCGGTGACACTGACGGCAGCGCCCGTTACCGCTCTGACGAGGCGCTTGACCGCGCCCGCTCGTCGGCTTGCCGCTGGCGTCACTACAAGCGCATCGCAGCTCTTATTGTCAGGCCGCGAGATGTGAAGGTGCGTCGCGTAGCCATGGCGGAGTTCATGAATGCGGTCGCGGGGGTCTTGTGAACGTCAAACTATCGCTATTGGCACCGCGCACATGAACGCATGGGCGCGTCTCAGGCTCTGGCCGGCAGGCCAGCGAGAGGACCAAAACCGGATGTGCGACGCTTGCGCCGAGTGGGGAACGCGCTGCCGGTCGTGCCGCGAAGCCGATCACATAGCCGACATCGCAGCTCTGTGTGCTGTCGTAGACGCTGCGCTTGCCCTCGACACGTCAGATGTTCGTACCGTGCTGTGGCTGGATGAGACCGTTCGCGCGGTGCGAGATCAGAAAGATGGTCCGAGGTCATGACACGTATACAAGCAATGCCAGCTGTTTTGACTGCGACGCGCCCGTCGGAAGGCTCGTGGTCACAGTCGACACCATCTTTGGGATCGAGGAGGACGAGGCTGTTCTGCACGGGCGGCCTCGGGTGTACTGATGGCATACGACGCGAATGACCAAGCATGGGAGCAACGGCAGCAACGCCTAGAGCGTCAGGCCGAGATGATTCGTAGCCACAGGCGAGCGGCCGCCAACGACCGCCTCGAGAAGGTCAAGGTTGGCGTCGGGCACTACCGTAGAAACAACGATCATCACACGTTGTGTGGATGCTACGTGCCAGCGAGGGCGCTGCCGTGGACCGGTGAGGTGGAGTGCCCAGGCTGTCTGAGGAAGGCTGTATGAAGAAGCGATACTACAGCACGGAGACGGCGACGGACGTGGCTGGGAGACGCCCGCTGGATGCCGCCGAACCAAGGCGCCGATGCAGCTCGTGCGGGCAGCAACTCAAGGTGTCTGAGTACGAGTCACCAGAACATAGGTCGTGCGCGATGCGCGACGCGCCCGGAAGGGACTGGGGCAATGTCTGATCCAGTTTGTGACATGTGCAATAACTGCGATGACGTCCAACTATGCATCGTCAACCGCGAGGATGTGGATCTGTGTGCGCCGTGCCGCGAGAGGACGAATTGCGGCGCCTGCGGTGAGCTGCACGAGGATTGCCTATGCGACGAAGACACCGCTGTCGATTCGGAGCCGTACGCGCTTCAGTACGATTCCGTGGTGGGAGGGTGACATGGATATCCAAGCCGAGTTGGCAGGTGTGTACGCGGCCCGAGATGCGGCAGTGGGCGTGCTCCGAGCGGCGGGGGAGAAAGATGCCGCGCATCTACTCGATTGCCTCCGGTCTCTGACAGCAGACCACAGCGCAGCCGAGGACTGGATGGTCAGGGTGGATGCCGTGGCCGCGCGACTAGATCGGATCGGAAAGACGGTGGAGGCGTTCGAGGTGAAGTGCATCCGTGGCGCGCTCGCCTCGGCTCTTGGCACGCTTCTGAGCCATCACATGGATGGTGCCGGCGCTGGCCACTTCGTCCGCGCCGCGGAGATTGCGAGTGGCAGCGATCGGCCGCAGCGGGTGGAGCAAATGGTGGCTAATTACTACTCGCCGCTTGCGGCGTCAGAGGAGTGACATGAGCTCAACCCCACCGCCGAGTGCAGCCTCAAGCTTGGAGAGCATCGATAGCGGCATCTACGCCATCAGGTCCGTGCTTGATGCGATGTCCGATGAGATGCCGACGCTGAGGGACAGGTTCGCGATGGCGTTCGTTGCCGGCATCGGAGACCGGATCGTGATTGGAAAGGGCTCGGACTATCCGGCAACGGCCGGGCAGGCATACGCGTTTGCGGACGCAATGCTGGCCGCGCGGGAGGCGAAGTGATGGACTGCCACAAGGTCCCGTACGCAAACAAGCCGGCCGCGAGTGAGGCGCTTCGGGTGGTTAGGCGCCGTCGTCGTGGGCAATACCGCGGCAAGGTCGAGCACCACGTGTACAGGTGTCGATGCGGCGCGTGGCACCTCACGTCTGGAGGTGGTTAGGTGAAGCAGCAGAGCGCAACCACCGATCTCATCATCGCCAGCCTCACCGCCGGCATCGAGGTGCCGTGTGAGACATTCGATGCTGGCCTGACCGAGGACACGGGCGAGGACATGCTGGAGACGTCCGTTATCGCTGGCGAGGTTGTGTTTGAGGAGGAGTCATGAGGGAGGTCGTTGCTGTGTCGGTTGTGCTTCTATGGTTGGCGGCAGTTGGTGGCACACTCTTCGTTGTGATCCACATGGTCGCTAAGTTCTGGTAGCCGCACAGCGGCGCCGCTGACCGCTTGTGGCGGCATAAGAGGTGCGGGGTTCGACTCCCCCGGGGACGAGTACGGTGGGCGGATGGCGGTGTCCGCAAGGCGATTGGGGTCCGGTGCCCAGCCGACGAAGTGTAGCCGGAAGAGTCCCCAACTTTCAGAAAGGAAACAAGGATGACGACATCGAATGGTTCTGCGGCAATGACGCTGGCGAAGTCCACGGATGGGACGGCAAGCATCGACGCGCCCGTACTGGAGCAAGTATTGGTGGACGGCGACCTTGCCAAGCTCACGCCCAAACAACGCGTGAATTACTACAGCGCCACGTGTGAGAGCCTGGGTTTGAATCCGCTCACACGTCCGTTTCAATACATCACGTTCCAGGGCAAGCTGACACTGTACGCTCGCAAGGACGCCACGGAGCAGCTCGGGAAACACAGCGGAGTGTCCACCCAGATCATGGGCAAGGAGCGGATCGAAGACATCTACATCGTGACGGCTCGAGCCACCACGTCGAGCGGGCGATTCGCGGACTCCACCGGCGCCGTCCCGATTGGTGGCCTCAAGGGTGAGGCACTGGCAAACGCCTTCATGAAGGCTGAGACGAAGGCAAAACGACGCGCGACCCTTTCGGTGTGCGGTCTCGGTTGGCTGGACGAGACTGAGGTTGACAGCGTGCCGGGTGCTCGGCGAGTCAACGTGAGCGTGGAGACCGGGGAGATCGAGGGAGAGCCCATGCCACCCGCCGAGATCGCCAAGGCTGCGCAGGCCGTGGCGGAAGCTGCGAGGGACTGGGAGCCCATCGTCACTACGCTGGAGGAGGCGCTTAAGGAGGCGGACTCTGTTCGCATCAAGGAGCTGTCTGATAAGGCGACACCAGAATTCAAGTTTGCGCCGAGCCATATTCGCAAGCGTGTTGCCGCTGCATTCACCTCGGCCCGAAATCGCGTCCAGCCGCCCGCTGCGGAGTGATTATGGTGCGCGTGTGGTTAAGCTCCCTTCCGCAAGCAAGCTCAGTCTGGCCAAGGAATGCGCCTACCCGTGGACCAGCGGCATACGGTGGCCAGATGAACCAGACACCAAGTACACCGCCCGCGGCAAGGCTGTCCACAAGCTGTTGGAGCTCGCGGCGATGGGGACAGACACCGATCCGATCGGAGTTGCCGCAACGGCGGCGGACTTCGGGTGTCTCGAGGAGATTGAGTGGATCAGCAGCTCGTTTGCCAAGGGACTGGAGATCCTGGCGCGCGATGACTTCGAGTGGCGAGTTGCCGAAGAGGTGTACGCGTACAACCCAATCACCGGTGAAGCGCGCAAGGCTAACGATCGATTCGACAAGCGCGCCGGTGAGATGGTGCTGATTGCGGATCTGGTGATGGGTAGGACTGACGGCGGACTGACTTACCGCGACTGGAAAGGCTCGAGACCATCGCCTGTGCACGCAACGGAGGCAGAGCAGACGCGGATCTGTGGTCTAGTTGCGGCTCGCATCTACGGTTACGAGACGGTGAGGGTTGAGCTGGCGTACCTACCAGGAGGGCTAATAAGCGGCGGGGAGTTGGATGAGCTGGAGTTGTTTTGGGTTGAGGAAGGCAACAGACAGCTCGCGCTTGGGTTGCCGAGTAGGACGGAGCCACGCGGCGGCAGGTGGTGCGAGGGAGAGTGGTGCCCGCTGAGGACTGTGTGCGAATCGGCTGTGACCAAGAAACGAAGGAAGGTGTCATGAACGATCTGGAAACGAGGGTGGCGAAGTTGGAGGCTGAGGTTGCCGCGCTGCGCGCGAACGGCATCGATCGGAACGCTGTGGCAGACGACGCGGATCTCGATTCTCAGTACGGGAATCCGACTATCCGTTTCGATCCGCGCGAGAAGTACTGGGCCGGCGTGTCCTACGTGGGGAAGACGTTCTCCCAGTGCCCAGCTGAATACCTCGACGCGCAAGCAAAGTACCTGTCCGCTGCCGCATACATGGCTCGCAAAAACGGCGAGGACAAGAAGGCCGGCTACAAGGACAAGGACGCTGCCAGGGCCCGCGGCTGGGCCAAGAGAGTGCGGGCTGGTCTCGTGACGCGCACTGTCGTTCCAGAGGCCGAGTACACGGACGATCCTGGAGAGGTAGATGGTGAGGTTTACGCCGCTCAGTATGACACGGACGCGCCCTTTTGACCCCACCACCGCGCGAGGAGGATGGCGTGAACCTGGATGAACTGGAGTGCGTGGCCGCCTCAGCAACGCTCGGCGAGTGGATCTGGGAGGACTACGGCTGCGGCGAGCTCAGATGCCGAACCTTCGACGACCGAACGATCATCGCCGGAGTTGGCGGTGAGCCGCTCTGGATGAGCGTCGAGGATCGTGAGTACGTATCTGAGGCCAGACCGTCCACAATGCTCGATCTCATCCGGCGTCTTCGCGCCGCCGAATCCTCGCGCGACGAATGGCGCCTAGCCGCACTCGCCGCAGCGGCTGAGAGAGATGCGCTGTTGGCGGAGAGGGAGGAGATGTGATGGGTGACACGAAGGGGCCGCTGATGACGCCCGAGCGCGCCTACCAGATCTGGAGAGACGCATACGAGACCGCCGATGGCAACAGCTTCGCCCATGCCGTCGCCAGCGCGCAGCACGCCCGCACGCTCGAGTGGTGCCGCGAGCAGGTGCGGGCGCTGTTCGGCAATACTGCGCTCGGCGAGATCGCGCGCAGCATGGTCCTCGCCGCCCTCGACGCGCCTCTGAGCCCGGATCGTTCGGAGGATGCTGCCGACCGGAAGGCGGCGGGGTCGGTGCCTTCGGGCGCCGGACGAATAACTCCCCCGAGCGATCCGGACTCGGGGGCGTGGTTCGACCACGACATCCGAGCCGCGATCGCGGGGGGCGAGCGACAGGCGAGGATCGCCTTCCCGAGGCCAGGGGAGCCGCAGCCCGCCGCGGCGCCGGCGTTCGATGTGGAGCGAGAGGCCAACATCTATGACCGGGACTGGACCCACGTCCTCTCACGCGCCGGAGGACGCGAGGCGTTGGTTGCGTTGCTCCGCCGCGCCCACGAAGCCGGCCGTGCTGCCGAGCAGGAGCGGTGCGCCGGCGTTGCTCGGTACGTCCACGATCGATGCCGCGACGCGAGAGACGTCGATGGCTCGTCGACGGCGCACATAATCGAGGAGAGCGTTCGCCGAGGCAGTGCCGCACCCGTCGAGCCCGACGTCCGCCATGGCATCTTCGTGGGCCCTGGGGCGGCGGCGTATGGGCCTGCCACGGTCCCGCGCGGGCACTGCAACAGGTGCGACCGGTGCGGGTGGGAGTTTGCCACGGATCGAGACCACGGGTGCGTGCCCGGCGACTGCTCGATGCGACCTGCAGGGTTGAGGCGAACCGCCTGCGCCGGTTGTGGTGCGCCGTACTGCGAGGAGGGCGGGCGGTGAGCGATAAGCCGACGATCGGCCTGTACCAGATGGGCCCGCGAATGTGGAGGGCGTGCTACTCGATCAGCCGCATTGATGCCGAGAAGATCTCCGGCGTCTCGGGCGGAGATGCCGTTTTCGGTATCGGCACGAACGATGGGCCTTGGATCTGCGGCGAGGGGCGCACTCCGAGCCTAGCAATCGCCAGACTTGAGCGTGTCGCTGGACGGATTGTGCTGGCTGACGGGTGCTGGTCGCCGGAGGACGAATGACCCGCCGCCAGACACAGCACGAGCGCATTCGGCGCGCGGCGTGGTCCGCGGCCGACAGCTTCAACCATAGGCGCGGCCAGCTCAGCGACGATGACATGGGGCTGTTGGTGCACCATGTGCACTGCGCCATCGTCAGCTTCATGCGCGCCGAGCGGGCGCGGTGGCGGAGGGAGAGAAGCCGATGACTACTACGCTCACGCCCGCCGAGCTCGCCGAGATCCGGAAGCGCGGCGTCTCCGCTGGCGTGTCGCGCGCCACCATGACGGAGGCGCGTTGGGCATACCGCCATGGGGCCGCGGGCCACGCCGACCGCGCCGCCCTCCTGCGCCACGTCGACGCCCTCACCGCCGAGCTGGCGGAGCGGACGCGGGAGAGGGACGAGGCGCGGGCGTTGCTGCGCCGAGTGCTGGAGTGGTCCAATCACTACCTGGTCGATGTCGGGCGCTGGCCGGCTGGTGATAGTTGGATAGACGAGGCCCGCGCCGCGGTCGGTGGCGCGCGAACTGTCCCAAGCGGTGCCGAGCGCATCGCTACTGAGCTGGCGCGCCAGATCACCGGCGAGGGCTACGACATCGACCACGATGACCATCACAAGGATGGCAGTCTTGCCATGGCCGCGGCCTGCTACGCCGCACCGACTCGAATTTTCGAGCGCCACGTCTTTGCGGCTGGTGAGACGTTTCGCGATCCGTGGCCATGGGACCAGCGGTACGACAAGCGCCCTCACCCGAACGACGGCAACGTAGTGGCGCCAGAGACAGCCACGCGCGCCGATCGCATCGCTCTACTGACGAAAGCTGGAGCGCTGATCGCTGCGGAGATTGACCGGCTGCTCCGGGAGGAGGAGCGCGATGAGAAGGTGATGGCCGCCCGCGCCGCCCTCGGCGACACGACGGGGGACGACTCATGACCCCCGCCGAAGCCTGGGTCCGGTTCGCCGCGGCGGCGCTCGGAGAGTACGACACTATGCTGAGCCACGCACTCGCGGCCGATGAGCTCCTCGCCGAGTACCTCAAGCGCTTCCCGCCTGACCCCATCCGCAAACCCCAGCTCATCCGCGCCCCGCGGCCGGCACGGGCAGAGGATGTTGCGCGGGTGAGCAAGAGACTGGGGAGGAAGGGAGAGGGGACGTGAGCTGGCACTCCCTCGCCGGCATTTCCGGCGGAAGGACATCGGCTCGCATGGCGTTCATGCTGCCGGCCGACACGATACTTACGTTTCAGAACACCGGCGAAGAGCACGAGAAGACGCTGGAGTTTCTTTGCCGCCTGGAAGATGATCTGAAGAGGCCGATCGTTCGCCTGGAATGGCGCCCACCACCGAATCGTGGCGATCCGCCACGCCTGGCCGGTTTCGAGGAGGTGTCCCACGCCGAACTATCAAGAAAGGGAGAGCCGTTACACGAACTTCTGGAGATGTTCGCCGCATTCCGCGCCCAGAAGGAAACCCCGGAGCCGCCCATCGCGCCATGGGCTGGGCGGCGTGTGTGCACCGCTCACCTCAAAATCAAGACGAAGCACCGCTATGCACAGTCACTTGGCTGGGAAGTGTATACGGATTACGTTGGGCTCCGATTCGATGAGCCTGACCGGGTGCGCAAGCAGCGCGCCTCGGCTCGGCGAAACGTTGACATCCAGTTCCCGCTATATGACGCGGGCATCACGAAGCCGGATGTGATCTCGTGGTGGCGTGCCAAGCCATACGACCTAGAGATCCCAGAGCATCTTGGCAACTGTAAGGCGTGCTTCATGAAGGACGAGCGAGACCTTGCTACGGCCCTCCTCGATCCGGAGACAGGTGCCGAGCGATGGTTGGCCATCGAGAGGGACTACGCTCCGATGCGCCGTGGTCGAACGTCCTATGCACAGGTACTAGCTGAAGCGCCGGCCAGGATGCAGATCCGAGAATCGATAACGCGCGGTGACTGCATCGTGGCACGACCAGCCGGACTCGATGAGAGACGGAGGAAACTGATCGTGATTCAGGAACTCAAGCCCAAGTCGGAGCCATGGTCGTGCGCGTGTGATGGCGCGGATGCGCTCGCCATGGAGGATGAGGATGTCGCCTAGCCCCTATCGCGATGCGGCCACGGCGGTCTGTCCAAAGTGTGGTTCGGAGGCGGGTGAGACCACCAAATATTGTGACTTCGATGGGTGCGACTCTGGCCACAAGACGGAGCATCTTCACAAGGTGTGCCGCTGTTGTGGGTTCCACCGGGTGGTACCTTGCCTCGACGCTGGGGCGCCGTAGACTCCCGCCCATGACCGCGCGCTACCGAGGTACCGTCACCGCCGTCAAGAGGATCCATGAACACACGCGCAGCGGCACTTCCTCTAGTAGCACCTGACCGGCTCTCAGAGGATGACCTGGAGGAGTTGCGTGTGGTATTGCTGCGCGGGTTGGACCGATGCGACAGCAAAAGCCAAAGCGCGTCCTCGCGTACGCCAGGGTCAGCAGCACACAACAAGACGAGCGCGGCACCTCACTCGAGGCGCAGCAAGAAGAGTTTGACAGGTACTGCGCTACCAGCGGCTACCCGAAGCCACGCGTCTACATCGAAGTAGAGGGCGGCGGCCAGGAGAAGCTTGAGAAGCGGCTGGAACTCCACAGGCTGCTCGCCGATGTCAGGGATGGGGATCTCGTCCTGTGTTCCAAGCAAGACCGCTGGAGCCGATACACGCTCTTCTACCTCCAGTCAGTTGAGCAGATCATCTCGCGCGGTGCGCGGTTCTTCTCCATCGCCGAGCGGTTCGACCCATCCACCCCAGAAGGCAAGTTTGCGGCGGCCACCATGGCCAACGTCGCCGAGCTGGAGCACGCGCGCATCCGTGACCGCACCGTTGGCGCTAGGCGCCGGCTGCGGGCCATGGGGAAGTTCGTAGAGGGAGCCGTGCCGTTCGGATACAGGGCGGAGCGGACCGAGAGGACCATCGCGATCGATGATGCCAAGGCGGCCATCGTGCGGCGGATGTTTGCCATGTGCATCGCAGGCAAGTCCACGCGCGAGATATCAGCGGCGCTGGAGAATTCGTATCCGGACGTCGGCGGCCTGGATCCAGCGGCCATCGCACGCAAGCTTCGGAACCGCGTCTACCTCGGCGAGATGCGACCCACCGCCAAGAAGGGTGTGGCGGCCAAACCTGGCGACCAGTGGATCGAATCCCACCCGCCGATCGTGGACCGCGCGACGTGGCGCCAAGCACAGGAGACGCTCTCACGTAGGAGGTGTCTCGGCCGACCTGGTAGCGATGAGTCTAGGACGGCGGACTTCCTACTGCGAGGCATCGTGCGGTGCGGTCACTGCGGCTACGTGATGCGCAGCCACTCCCCCACCCCCGGCGGCTCGGTGACACACGGCGGCTACTACATGTGCCGCAGGCAGGACGGGAATGAAAACAGGTGCGAACGTGGGCCGCTTGTGCGCCACGCGGAGCTAGACGCGGCCGTGGACAAGCTGGCGCTCGCACACCTGGAAGCGTCAGCGGCCGAGCTGGCGAAGCCCAAGCGCGTCCCACCGCCACCCAAGATGGATGAGTACGACAAGCGCAAGGAGACGCTCCTCAAGATGCGCCGTACCGTCATGGGCAAGGTGGCCAGCGGCGTTGTGTCCGACGAGGAAGCCCGTGAGACACTCGACGAGATACGGACTGGCATCGAGGATGTGGAGCGCGAGCGCGCAGTCCAGGAAGACCACCCAGCACAGACGGCAACAGATAGGCGCGCCGTCCTCGCCAGCGTCGTCCAGGTACGGGCGGCCTGGGGCTCGCTCACCACTGCCGAGAAGCGCGCCAAGATAGCCCGTCTCGCCAGCCGGCTGAGTGTCTACTCTACCGCTCGGGCCAAGTGGCAACGGACGGGGACATGGCGCCTAGAGGCCGAATGGAAGGCGATCTAGTCTGTTGCGAAGTGCGGCGTCCGTCTTATACTGAACGTGATATGAGTGATCTTTTATCTCCAGAGAATCTAAGAGAGCCGGCTCCGATGAGGCGCCCCAGGGGCGGCGTATGCCAGCTTGGTTCGCGGTTCAGAGCACGCATCCGCGTAGGTGGGCAACGAATCAGCTTAGGGCTCCACGACACGCGTGAGGCCGCTGAGAGGGCCGTAGCCTACGCTTGGGAGCGCATCTCGAATCCTGCGTCTGTAGAAGGCCAGAGGCCTGGGCAGCCGAGCACCTACGTCTACTTCATCCAGGACGGGGAAGCTGGAGCCATCAAGATCGGCCGGGCTAAAAACCAGAAGACGCGTCTCTACGCTCTGCAAACAGGATCCGCGGGCCGCCGCATGCGTCTGCTCTGCGTCTTGCCCGGCGGCCCGAAGCTTGAGCGTGCGCTGCAACGAGCCTTCGCTGGCGCGCGCATGGCCCACAACGGCGAGTGGTTCGAACCAACGGAGGAACTGATCGCGCTGACCCAGGAGCTTGCAGGAGACCCGCGTGGGGCGGACTGAGCTGAGGACCCCAACTATGCCTACCAGTGCAATTCCGTAGCGTTATCCGTAGGTTTGGGACCGTCGTGGGGCGGATTGACCTGGAATGGGCCCCGGGCCCTTGACACGGGATACGCAGGGATTATTATCCCTGGCATGTGGAATGTGGAAGTCAAGTTTTGGGGGACGGAGCACTTCAAGGCCGTGACGAAGGGTTACCGGCTTTCGCGCGAGGAGGCCCTCAAGGAGGCGCGCGCCTATTGGTCGGACTCTCTCGGGATCCGCATCGTGAACTGCTACGGCAGCTCGGAGCAGGTCAAGTGAACTTCCCCGAAAGTATCCAGGCGTCGCACCCCAGGCGTCGAGTGCTTAGCGGGAATCCTCCGCACTCCCGTCACGTGTACGGATGGGTCGTGCGCTTGGACGGTCCAGCAACCGATGCCGAGCGTGCATGGCTCAAGTCCAACGGGTTCGAGTTCTGCGGCGGGAAGTGGATTCGGAGGGACACCTGATGCCTCGCCCCCGCCTGCCCCCCGAGGCCGTGCGCGTGCGCCTGGACCTGACCCTACCGCGGGGCCTGGTCGAGTTCCTAACCACCCTCGCCACCGCGGCGGGGGTGTCGCGGTCCGAGATTGTGAGCCGCCTCGTCGAGGCAGAACGCCGCCGTGTTCAGCATCGGTAAACGTTGCATAGCAGTGACACCGATGTCATGCCGGTTTTCCCGTGGCGCATGGACCGTGCCGTTGCCGTGTCATACTGAACAGCGTTGTCGAGCGAAGATTACCGATGGTTAGCGTTGCTGGACGGTGGCACGGGGAGTGCAATAGGTTCTGCACATGAAGACGACGAACCTGGTGGGTCGCGAGATGGTGCTGGTGACCGGTTTCGCCCGCTACGGCGTCCGCGTTGAGGGCGTGCGTGCCGACGGCGCACTCTTCGTGACGGGCCTCGGCAACGCGGCAGGCTGGCGCACGCATGTTCGTGTCGAGTCCGTGGATTGCTTCGAGATTCGCGGGACCCTGACGCACTGAGGAGATGGTCATGATCAAGACCCCCTGGCCCGTGTCCATGACCAAGAGAGTTTACTATTGCTCTCGCGCGAGGGCGTGCTGGAGCGGAGAGATCAACTCTCCTTACATAGAGACACACTGCCCACAGTGTGGACAGGATTCGCTGCGCGAGGGGCGGCGCCCGATTCGGGCGATGCGTCGTGGGGCTCGCAGATGAGCCCCACCAAACAACTCGGCATCCGCCTCGACGAGACCATCGTGGCGCGGCTGGAGCGCCTTGCAGAGGTCCTCGCCGCCAAAGTGCCGGGGTTGGCATCGGACGTGAGCATCGCCCACCGGGCGGCCCTGGTGAGGGGGCTGGAATCGTTGGAGGCGGAGTACAAGATCAAGCGGTAGGGGTGTCGCGGTCCGAGGTTGTTGCGCGGTGGCTGGAGCGGGAGCGGAGGAAGCGTGAGCACGTGCCGGAGTCACGATGAGTGCGAATGTTGCGGCTCACGTGAGGGTGTCAGGTGGGAAGACTCGCGCACCATGTACCACCATGAGCCCGGTGAGCCGGACCCAAACGCGCCACTCTTGCTCTGTCGAGACTGCGCCGAGGAGCACCACGCGATGTGGGATGAACGTTGGCAAGAGTACTACGCGAGCCGGATGTAACCCCCGCCCGCCCTCACTGGCGCCGGGGATGGAGGAGAACGTGTACGACGAGAAGCACGCGAACGGTTGCGATGCAAGGGGATGCGTTTTCGGGTGCACCGTAGGGCGGTTCAAGATGCCCCAAACCTTCCTCATCGGCTCCCCATGCGAACCCGGCGACCGCGCGGAGCTCGGGCCAGACGGCAAGATCCACGCGGTGCCGCGGAGGCACGTGTGGATCTGGGACAAGTTTGGCGAATATTGCAAGGCGTGTGATTTCCTGAAAACGACGGACGTTGGCCCCTGCCCCGGCCCACGGTCGGGCGACGACGGGGAGGGTGGGAGATGAGCCACATAAAAGGGTGCTTCCGCAGCGATGGCGATTGGTTCTGCGCAGCCGGATGCCCTGCCGTCGAGGAAGAGCGAGTACAGGGGCGCATCGCCGCCGCCATCGCCGCCGAACGCGAGCGCTGCGTTCGGATCGTGGAGGCGGTGCTCTCCGAATGCGAATACACGCCGTGTGGCACGGCCGCATACATCGCCGCCCGCATCCGGTCCGGCGAGCCGGCGCCGGGAGATGAGACATGAACGAAACGATCGAGTGGATGCGAGCCGAGGCCGCGCGACTGCGCAAGTCCCAAGCCGAGGCCATGGAGAACGGCGAGCACGACCGGAGCCGATGGGAGTGGCACACGGCCCGCGAGCTAGAGGGCGCCGTAGAGCACTACGAGAAGGCCCATGGCGCGCCTCCCAAGGACCCAGAAAAGTAAAGGCCCCCGGCACGACGCCGAGGGCCTAGGCGGGGAGCCCCGCAGAGAGTAGGATGAGACGATGCGACGTCTACTTGTTGCGGCGTGTGTGCTGGTGGGGTGCTCGAGCGAGGTGGGGAGGGCGCCAGCGCCGCAGGACGATGAACAGATCGCCATCGACAATGTGCGACAGATCGTCGATGCTGCTCGTGCCCACTATGAAGGCACTGGCGACGTGGCGATCTGCAATCCGGCAGCCCCAGTGCCAGCGCAGAAAGACGACCTGATTGGGGGCCCATACGCATATGCGCCTGATGACTTCGACACGGGGGACGCCGAAACCGGGTGGCGCTGCCTCGGCTGGGCGCCAAAGCAAACTACCACCCGGTTTCAGTACTTTTATAACACCACAGATGGAGTCCTTGTTGGGTACTCCTACGGAGGCTACCTCCCTCCCTACATTGGCTTCGAGGGGGCCGCGTTGGGAGACATCAGGGACGACGGGTTTGCGTGCACCATCATCTCAATCGTCGCCGACACGCACAATGGGAACTACGACGAGGCCCCGTTGTATGTAATGCACCTGCCCGTGTGCGATCAGTAGGTCGGAACGTCGTCCGAGCATCCCGAGACCAGAGCGGCGCAGTTCATGTGATTGCCTGCATGCTTTAC